ATTTACAGGCTTGTTGTCTTTTACTTTAGGATATGTTCCTATACTTACAGGTCTTTCAGTTGAATAATATCTATATATCTTAATCACCTTTCTTCCAAAATTCCTAGTTTTAAGTATCTCTTTGCTAGTTCCTTTTGATTTTCTACTATAAAAGTCATATGAGTTGCTTTCTGTTCTATTTCTTCATCTGAATTGCAAGTCTCAAATGTGCTTTCAACCATTTCCATAAAATCATACTTACTTGGTAATCCTTTTATTTTATTTTTCATGTTTAATCCTCCACTATTTTCCTGTATATTTGCACTCAATTCGGTCTTCTATTCCATCTGTGGTATTTTCTACACACATATCTTTTTTGCGATGTATCCAAACTCTAATGCATTCACACTCTGGATCACATTTTATTCCAAGTTCTTTGATTAATTGATTAGCCAAAAATTCAACCTTATCTTTATTAGCTATCCTATTTAGTTTTAATTCAATTCTCCATTTCCAAAATTTAAAAATCTTTTTACGTAACATTTTTAACCCTCCTACTTTATTAGTATTCTAAAACACAGATACAGCTTATTTATAACTATCCAATTTTTAGTAGACTAATTATACCTTTTACTTATTATGTTTCAAATAAGCTGTGTATTTGTTCTATCTAGTATCCTTCCTGCTGTCTTTTATAGTTCTCTTTGTGCTTTTTATAATAACAACTTTCCATTTCATCTAGTGGAATATCTAAGCATATTCCTAAGACTATTACTGCAATTAATATCGAACGTTCTTCTAAGACCGCACAAAAAGTATTTATAAAATCTTCGCTTATATCGTCTTCCATTTTTTTAGAGTTTTCGATCAACGGATTCACAAAATTATCAAAGTCAATTAATTTGTCTCTTCTTATTTGTCCTAAGTGATTTTCTAAGCTTAATGAGAAGTGCAAGCAGTCTGCAAACTCGTCTAAAAGTCTTTCTTTATTTACTTCCTTGTGCTTCTTCCAGTACTTAAAGCTCTTATCCTCATTACAGAGTTCTCCTAGTTCTACTAATAACGCAAGCTTAATATTTTCTAAAGGGTATTCTTTAATTCCAGAGTTTTTAAATATTTCCTCATCTAGCTTTTTCTGGTCCGCTAACATCTTTTCTATGTTCAATTATTTATCCTCACTTTCTAGTTCTTCAATGGCTTTATGTGAACTACCACCACTTATAGAAGTGGATGGCTTCTTGGTCAATACTACTACTGTAGCAAGTTTACCCAAGCTATCAAGGTTATTCCAACCTCTCTAGTCAATGTATCTTATATTTACATTGCTAGTTTTAATAAATTCTTACCTGCGTTTATATCTCTATCCATTACCATTCCGCAAACAGGACACACATAAGTTCTACATCCTAAGTCCTTTGTCTGGCTTGATTTATTTCCACAGTTAGAACATAATTGGCTACTAGCATAATTAGTTGGTGCTATTATTATTTCTCTGCCATACCAACTAGCTTTATATTCTAGCATTGTTCTAAATTCAAACCACGATACTTCTGATATTGCCTTTGCTAATTTATGATTTTGTTGCATATTGCTAATTTTCAAATCCTCAATTACTATTGTTTGGTTTTCACGCAATAATTGAGTACTTACTTTGTGAAGAAAATCTTTTCTCTGATTAGATATTTTCTCATGTAACTTAGCAACTTTTAATCTAGCCTTATTTCTGTTTTTACTGCATTTTTGCTTTCTTGATAAATCCTTTTGAAGTTTGGCAAGTCTTTTTTCTGACTTTCTAAGCCACTTAGGATTATGAAAGAACTCGCCATCACTTGTTATTGCAAATTCTTTAAGTCCTACATCCACGCCTACTTTCTTATCTACCTTAGGTAATTGATTAATTTCTGTATCGACTAGAACAGATACAAAATACTTGCCACTAGGAACTTGTGATATAGTGCAGGATTTAATCAATCCGTCAAATTCTCTGTGTTGCTTTATTTTTACCATAGATTTTAGTTTAGGTAATTTTATATGGCTATTTTCAATATGAATAGTACCTTTTAAGTTATTTGTAGTATAGCTTTTATAATTATTCTTTTTACTTTTAAATTTAGGAAAGCCTACAGATTTATCTCTAAAAAAGTTTTTATAGGCTTTATCCAAATTCATTTGTGCATTTGCAAGCGCAAGACTATCTACTTCTTTTAACCATTCAAATTCTTTTTTATATTGTGCTGGCGTTGGATATTTCATTGTCTTAACTTCTAAATCTTTATTTTCTTCATAAGACTTGATTCTATCTGCTAGCATTTGATTATAAACGAACCTAACGCATCCGAAAGTTTTAGCAAAATAAATTCTTTGTTCTTTGTTTGGATAAATCCTATATTTATAAGCTTTTAGCATAAATATTCTCACCTCACTTTCTAATACTATTATACCATAAAGTTACGCAACTTGCAATAATATTAAGTATATTGTATAATGTTTTTGAGGTGATATTATGAGTAGCTTAAAAAGCAGAGAACGTTATACTAACTCAATTGATATTGAATTATTGAAAAAATTTAAAGAGCTTTCAAAAGAAACTAGAATACCGCAGTCAAGGCTACTTGATGAAGCAATTGAATTAATACTAAAAAAGTATAATAAGTAATATGTTGCCTACCGGCAAGTGCTATCCATCTCCCACCTATAGAGGATGGGAGAATTTTGCACAAGAGCAGGTTAAATTTCTTTCCGTGCTCCAAGATGCAGCAATTTTTTTCGCAATTATATTTGTTATTTCTGCTTGCAATTCTTTATCATCAATTTCCACTTTTATTTGCATTGTTATTTCTCCTTATCGAAAATACTAATTTGTCCTTTTATCTTGGCTATCTTTTTCCGTTCTATTTTCTCTTTATGCCTTTGTTTCTGTTTTTTTGCAACTTTATTTATTCTCGAAAGGCATACAGGTCCTATTCCTATCTCTTTGCTTTTTTCTGATTTCAATTTTCTGTGGCATACTAAACATCTATCCATTCTTTTTCACCTAATTTAATTTTAAGTCTGTTTTTCTTCCTTTGCGTGTACTTTCAACGGTTTTGGTGTATTTTATTATAAAAAATGTTTAATTCATTGTTTTATCTATTATGACTTAAATTATTCATTTCTTATCTTTAGTATTTTTCACTTTACAGAATATTCTGTACTTTATTTATATATCTTTAAATCAACATAGAGCCTTTTTAAGCTTGTTTGAATTTCAAAACATGTAATTATACCAAATTATAAATATCTTTCTAAATTTGCACCCTTTTGATTAATTTATTACTAATTCCTCCGTGAGAAACTGTGTGTATTGAAAGCTAATAAGATATAATTTCTTGCTTTCCTTTGTCCTTTGGATGATAACTGCATAGTCTGTTTTACCTATCACTGTTCCACGAATTGAAAATCTTTTGCGTTTATCCTTATTGCTTATCTTTACTTTCTCGCCTAGTATAAAGCTATTTCTTATGTCTCTAATCTTGTTTTTCGCTTCTAATCCCTGCCTTATTAGCCTAGCTTCTGTTATACTTCCAGACATATCTGACCAGTTCATTAATCTTCCTCCATTTCTTCTTCAAGCTCAACTTCACATTCTAAGCAAAGCCCATCGTATAAATCGCTTTCTTTTGCAAGTGAACCGCACCTCTTGCAACGTTCTATTGGTTCATATTCAAAATCATTGTTACTGTATTCCTTTGCTAGTTCTTCATTTTCTTTTATGAAATCATCCCATATGTTTTGCTTTAAACCTTTATTTTCGGTAGTTATAGCACAAGGGCATGCGTGTTCGGTACATATATTCCAATAACCGCATCCATGTTCTAACTCTATTTCATTGAATTTTCCCTGACTTATCATAGATTAATCCTCCTTTTTCATAAACTTTCGCATCCTGTAATTGTATTCTTTGCCTTTAAACACAGTGTAGTTATCTTGACAGGATTCCATTATTCTACCCTCCAGAGCCTCGTCAAGCTCAACTAATAAGCTTGGTGTGCATTCGGTACTAAATATCGTTGGAAGGCTATTTTGATACCTGCAATTAAGAATAGGCATTATATGTTTTATATCACTTTCTGTTAAGCTTGCTCTATTACCGTACTTGTCTTTAGCAAGTTCTCCGTTCCTCACTTTGTCTTTAAACAAATCATCTATGATTAACACTTTTGGTCTTTTATATCTGTCAGAAATTTTTAAGTAATATTCATTGTCAAATCTATTTGCTTCAAGTTCTCTTAATACTTCCAAATATGACATATAAACAACTTGTATGTTTTGATTTAAGAGTGCTGCACCTATGGCAATTACTATATGACTTTTTCCTGCTCCTGGTTGTCCAAATAACCCAAAACTATTATTTTCAGTAAGCCTTATATCTTTAAAGTTTTTAATATAATTTATAGCCTTTTCTTTAGCTTCTTGGGTTGCAGGTAAGTCATTATATGCTTCATAACTATTTAGTTTTTTGACTTTGTTTGGGTCTACTCCAAATCCTTTCCACAATCTCTCTAAAAGCTTTTTTTTATAACATTTACATCTTTTAAAGCCATTTTCTGTCTCTACCCATGTGGTGTCTTGACATATAGGGCATACATCATTTTTCTTGGTCAAGCTTTTTGAGGTCATATGGGCTTTTTTCAATATCCTTTGTAGCATTTCTGCTATTTCCTCCATTTTGTTCCTCCTTCCCTTCTATAACCCAGTTTTTTAATATTCCATTAGCATAATTTAATATATTTGTTCCTTTTTTGTTTTTAGAAAGAGACTTATCTATTGCTTTCTTAATATCTTCAAGTTCATATAATTCAACCATTTCAGCTATGTTTTGATATTGTGCTGATAAACTAGTGCAGGTTCTTTCTTCTATGAAATTTAATATTTCTGTTGTTTTAAGAGACACACTTTCTTTATTCTCTGTCTCTTTATCTAACTCTTCTCTATTCTTCTCTTCTCTTCTCTTCTCTGTGTTACTGTTTGTTACAATTGTGTTACATGGTAACGCTTTTTTCTCCTTTTGCCTTTGCCTAAATCTTCTAGTTCTTGATGCTCCAGTTGTTTCACTGCCTATGTTCTCTATGGTTTCTGGTAATGTAAATTCATCTGGTTTTATTTCTTCAAGTAATCCATATTTTTGTAAAAAAGTTAGTGTAATTCCTATGTTGTCTGCATCTTCATCAAGCGTTAATGACAATTCTTTTGCAAAAGTATCTTCTATACCTTCATAATAAAGTTTTCCATTATTGCTTAAACTTGTTAACTGCATTTTAAGATAAATTATTGTATATGTGTCTCCCCCAGCTATGCGTCTTAATTTTTTTATTATAGGCTGTGAGAAAAAATCTTTTTGTAATTTTAACCAATAATACTTTTTAGCCACTTCCTCACCTCGTCATGTTATAATCTATGTGCAAGTGCTGTATCGGAGCACTTGCATGTTTTAAGGGTTTGTGGCTGCTTATTATAGCAGTCACTTTTCATCTAGTAGAATTTATTATGTCATTGCGTGTTTCATAATCCTGTCTTCTCATTTCATCCTCCATCTCTAAATATTTTTCTAGCTCTTTCTCTGTAACTATCTTTCCAAATATCTCTAACATAAGTTTCTTTTCATCATCAAGCATTTTTAAATCCCTTTTGGCAATTCATGCATAGATGTTTGCTGTATTTTTTAAAACTGTAATCATAAACATTTAAGCCTATGTCAGCACCACATTTTTCACAAGTTAATGTTTTAATTTGAGAATTATTTTGTTCAGTTTTCTTATTATTCTGATTATTATTTGGCATAGAAGTATTTCCACTTATAGAAGGTCTTCCTAATGAATATCTAACTACGTGGTGGTTGTCTTCTATTTCTAATTTATCTATTTCTTTATTCTTGCTGTATCCTATTGATTTAACTTTAAAATGTACTCTTGGGTTCAAACTCACTTTTCCTTTGCTATCAAAGAATTCACCCTGCTGTAGGCTAACCCATATAAAAGGTGATGTATAGAGTTCCCTGCCTATGCCTACGTTAAATCCTGCCCTTTTAAAACTGTCACTAGCTTGACCTTTTTCTTTTTCTGTGTAACTTTCTACTCCTACATCTTGTTTCCTAATCCACTGTTTCTTTTCATCGTCCCAAATATCTATATTGCAGAATAGATTGCCATTTATAAGCTCATGTGTCCTTTTCCATCCTGTAACTCCATATACTTCATCAAGGATATTCATATCAACTCTAGCATTTTTATATAGAAGTAATATACACCCTACACCATTATTAGTTTTCTTTAGGCTCTGTACTCTTATCTCAATTTCATCTGCCTTTAAAAGTCTTATTTGTTTGTCTGACAATGTTAAAGTCCCCCTATCTAATTCCTAATGTTGTTCCTTGCTCTAATTTTGCACCAGGTATTTTTATATTATTTTTTAAAGCATCTAGCATATCCTTTTTTAATAATTTTGATGGTTGCGGTATCCAATATTGCTTTGGTATCATTTTTTCATCTTCCACAACTACCTTAGGAGGTGCTTTCTTTATTGAAAGGGTGAATAGATTGCCTTTAATCTTATCTTTCTTTAATAGCTTCATATGCTCGAATAAATAGAATTTTAAGTTAGCAATTTGGTTTTCCTCTGTCTTTTTTCTATCTTGAAGCCTTTTTATTTCTTCATCTAATCCTTTTACATAAACCTCTTTAGATTTAATTATTTTTGCTACATTTTCAGCTTTAATCTCAAATTCCTCATTTACTGAATCTAAAGATTTTCCAATTTCCTCTTTTATATTTTCTAGCTCTGGATTATCTAATAATTCCTCTAGATTTTTATATCTATCTGAAATTTCATAAAGCTTATCCATAATCATTCCTCCTGTGCTACCTTTTTAAATTCTTCTATACAGCTATTGCAAATAATGATATTCTCTATATCATAGTAACTTTCACCTTCGTAGATATCTTCTCCACATATATTGCATGTATCAACTGCTTTAGCTAATGGTCTTTCATATCTATAGTCATAACAAAAATCTGGCATAATTAATCCCCCTTAATTTTTAAAACTTAAATTTCCCACAATCTTGTGTTGATGTAGAAAGAGTTGAATGAGTAATTTCTATTTCTTCTTTGTTGTGGATCCAAATATCTATAAGATCACAAGTGTTGTCAATCTCAATCCCTTTTTCTTCAAGTGCAATTATAAGTTCCTTAGTTAATTTTTCTATTGTTTTGGTACATTTTTTTTGCTTTCTTTTACATAATAGTTTGAAAATATTTGGTAATTTCAATTTAATTCCTCCTCTAAGCTATTTGAAAACTTTGTTGTATATAGCCTTTTCTTTTTAATGCCATATATTTAGATGTAACACTATTTTCAGTACGTCCAAGTGCAAAAGACATTTCTTTCGGTCCAATACTTTCATAGTAATTTAATAAATATTCTTTTTCTTCTGTTGTATAGATTTTCCCATTATTAGGATGATAAAGTGGATTATATTTCATTCTTCCATAATGATCGTAAGTAGTAGAGACTAACATTTTAAACACCTACCTTAACAAAATTTTGGCTTGTCTTTCTGTTATAGTAGTAATATCCTGTGTTACTGTTTCTCCTGTTCTCTTGCAATAAACCTCGTCTCCATCTATGTCCATACAGCTTTTATTTCTTTCCTTACAAGCTTCTGGGCAATCATTTCTCCTGTTACAGTATATACAACATAAATTATCTTTCGGACCTATAGGGCAATCTAAATCTAAGTTACATCGCATCATTTTAAACACACTCCTTTAAATCCACTGGTATAACTTTATTTAAGTCAAAGCCCATGTTTTGTACTTTATAGAACCTACACCCACATGAGTAATAACTATAACCATGTTGAGTAAATAAGAATCTTACGTTTTTCTTTTCAAGTAATTCACTTCCTGTCATTTTTAATCATCCCTTTCAGAATATATTTGTATTACGTAACTAAATACTTATAAAACTAGCTTTAATTGCCTAGTCTCCTTTTCAATTCTTTCATTAGCCAAATCAGCCCATGATTTTCCAAAATACTTACCTTCTTTTTCACATTTACCATTATCAAAAGCTATAAAATTCCTATTTAACTTTATTGCAGCTAAAGGTATGCTTCCATATCCTACTGTAAGGTCAAGTATTGTCATGCCTTCATTTGTGTAAGTCTTAATAAACCACTCACATAAAGCTAAAGGTTTTTGGGTTGGATGTACAGGATACGTATCCCACGAAAATTCTAATACATCAAGTGGATACCTTTCTGTACTGTCATAGTGGTATTCTCTTGTATTTGAATTGTAATTTGTCCCTGAATTCTCTTTTCCTACTGTTACTGTTTTTCTTTTGTGGCCAGTAGTTTTCTGTGGGTTATATAAAGGTAACTTATCATAGAATACTAAAACATCTTCATGTGCCTTTAATGGCATCCTATTAGCATTTTGCCATCCTTTAGGCTGTGCCTTCCTGCATACTACTTTATACCTATAGCTATCTAAATTGCTGCACATAAGTTGTCCTAGAAATCTTCCTTTAGCAAATAAACATACTGCAGCATTATCTCTTTTTACTCTATTTATGACTGGCCAAAGTTTATCAAAAGGAATAATTATATCCCATGAATTATGAGTTTCTCCAAAAGGTAAATCACAAAATATCATATCCATACTTTTATCTTTTATATTTTTAGATCCTTCCAAGCAATCTATATTATGAACTTTATTAATTTCTATCAATTTCTCACCCCCTTGGTGCATAAAAATTCCATTGTGGACCTATAATATTATTGTTTCCTCATTTTCAATCTCAAAGAAATCCGGTTCATACCCATGTTCTTTTATCCAAGCAAACAATACGTCATTTAATTTTTGTTCAAGTTCATCACTATCTTCTTTTGTAACATCACATAAATAATCCTCTCCTGCTTCCATACCTTCCGTTGTATTTTCTGCAACATTTTCTAAAATGTAATCAACATCCACTCCTGCTGGAGAAACTTTAGTAACCTGTCCAACTTGAAAGTTTTTAGTAACCTTATGTTCTTTCTCTTTCCTTAGCTTATTTAAAGCAATTAATTCTTCCTTTCCAGCATCTATCGCCTGTTCTCTCGTATCAAAATACTCACCGTGCCATACCTCACTATTACCAAGTTCATACATCCATTTACCTTCCATGTTTTTCTCCCCTTTACATATTTTTTTTACTTCACTATCTGGACACAAGAATGGATCTGTAAACTTAGTTCCACTTAATAATTTATTTGTTTGATTTGTAGCTGCTCTTTCCGTTTTAGCTTCAAATACTTTAAACTGTTTTACTCCATTTTTATCTTTCCAACTTAATCTATATTTCAAATTTCCACCTCCTGGACGTACGTAAAATATTCATATTGTTAACAATCATCTTTCAAATTACATTTACCAAATAAACAATAACTACTATCATACCTATAAATGTCCAACCATTAGATTTATCCTTGGTCATTTTTTTCAAGTCTTTAACTGCTAATACAATAGATATTATTAAGCTACATATACCAAGTATTGTTGCTCCTGTAGGCGTCATGCTTCTACCTTCCTTCTTCTAGGTGGAACTGTGGCTGCTTTTTCTGGACTCCATTTCAAAATGTAAATTCTGCTTTGAAATGTGCCAATACAAATTCCATTTTCTCGCATAGTCTTTAAATATTTTTTATATTTGTATGGCATAAATACATTAGTTCTAGGCTTACTTACTAATTGCAATGGAGTTGTAGCAGCTTTAATTACGTCCCATCCAAGAGCATGTATTCTGCTTTGAAAAGTTCTGTATGAAATATGATTTTTCTTAACAAGTTCTATAATTTCTGGTGGGTATTTTATTCTTAATGGTGTATTAATTGCCTTGGTTTTAGGCCATCCTAAACGTCTTACTCTGCTGTTTAATGCGCTCCTACTAATTCCGTTTGCTTCTGCTTTCTCATATTCTTCTGGAGTTATATACCAGCTATAATCCATGCTTGCACCCCCTAAAACATAAACTCCAGAATAGCTAATAATCCTATAAGTGCTACCCAAAATTCACCTTTGTTCTGTGCTTTTTTCTCTACTTCAGACATAAGATAAATCTTTTTATATTCTTTTTCCATCTTCCATGTCCCCTTTCCAAATCTCTAATGCTTGTTTGTGCCATTCATCATAGGCACATTGTGTACTTTTGTCATACATTCCAAAACTTCTATAGTATAAATAGAAATTGTGTCTTAGAATTTTTAATATTTCTCTAAGGTCTGACATAATAACACCTCCTATGTAGCCCCTAAAGGGCTTTAGTTCTTTCTATAAGCTTTGTAATATTCAAGTAAACAAATATCTTCAAGGTGTCTAGCGTAATAGTCTGCATCTTCATATGGGTAATCAAAAGTTGACATAACATTTTCTACGAGTTTTTCATGTGAATATCTTGTTTTTTCTTCATCCTTTGTAAATATAACCTCTCCTTCTTTTGTAACTGTAAAACTATAAGTTGTATCCATAATAAAAACCTCCTTTTGATTTTATGTATGGCTATATTTACAGAATTTTCAATCTATTCAATATCTAATTGGTAACAACACGTTGCCAGTTCTTAAATCTCTCACTGTAAAATTTTCATAATTACTTTTTACCAGCTCATAGTCATTAAAATTTACACCCATATCTTTGAAAATACGTTTTAACTTAATTGGTAAGTCTTTATGTTTTTTCATTTTATACAACCTCCATTTGCTTTTTATACATAGATTCTGTAGTGACAATATTTACTTTTGCGACAATGGCTTCTGCATCTTCTGCTCTCTTTTTCCAATATTCAAGTTCCTTTTCAAGTCTTCTACGTTCTAAAGGAGAAAACTTTTCTAATTTAACTTTTTCCAGTTCTGCAATGTGTTTTGGATGAAATCTTACAGAAGGTAATCTAATAGGTGTTATAATTCCGTCTTCTATATATGTGTTTATGGTTTGTAGACTAAGTTGCCATCTTTTACATAAATCATTTTTAGTTAAGCAAACAATGTCTTCCATCTTTGTCCCTCCTAAATCAATATTTCAACATTTTCATGTATCCAAGCTATACAAGTAACTTTAAGATTATTAAATTCAACAATAATATCATCTGGCTCAAATTCCTCTAAAAAAGTTTCAATGTCATCATTGAGCTTATAAACGTATATCCATGGATAGGCTTCATCCTTCACAAATCTAAACCCCATAGTTTCAAATATCATGGCAGTACTAGTTCTTTCTTCTGTTGAATCACAGCGAATATTATATTTTTTATCCATTTATACAGTTCTCCTTTCCATCCACTTTGAATTTATTTATAAAATATATCTGGCCTTTTCCTGTCACTTTCGGTGTCTTAGAAACACTTATATGCCCATCCGAATGATTTATTGATGTTTCTTTAATTTTGAAAAGTCCTAAGTCCATAGCCTTTTGTGTTGGCATATTATAGTCAGTCCCTTTTCTATTGATTAAATATCCGTTTTTGCGGAGCCATATAAACAATCTATTCTGTCCCATGTCAATTCCATTTTGTTTAAGTATCTTTGCAAGTTCGCCTATAAGGATTGATGTTGTAGAAGCTTCAACACTATCTGCAAATATTACTTTTGGCTTTTGCTCTATTAATTGTTTTGACTTTTCCGTATTTTCTAATTTTAATTTTTCAACTTGCTTATTAGCAATTTCAAGAGCACGTTTCATAATCATTTCTGGACTATTCCAAGCTTTTTCTACTGCTATAAAATATTGTCTAGCCTGTTTGCCTTTTTCATTTCTCTGTATCATTGCTATTTCTTTTGCCATATCAAGTTTAATAAGATGGTCTGTAATTTCTTGATAGCCTCCATTTGCTATTGGACTTTTTTGTCCAACTGTAACAAAGTCAGTATTTTCAATAAACCCATATTCAATCATCCTATTAAACCATTTTTTATAAGGAGTTTTTATTTCTAAGAACTCATGTAAATCTCTTCCACTTACAATTACTTCTCCAACCTCATTTTCCTTAATAGGAATTAACTGTTGACTTTTAAAAACTTGCAATTGATTTTCCATCGCTAATCCTCCTTTGTAATTGATTTTCCAACTTCACTTTCCGAAACCCCTAATATAGTTGCAATTCTATTTACAAATTGCCATGTTGGATTTTTCCTTTTTCCTGTGTTTAACTTTGACAAATAATCTACTGTAGTATTAGTTTTCCGAGCTATTTCAGTTAGAGTAAATCCTTTCTTTTTGCATAGTTCTTTTAAGCTCAATGTCTTCACTTCCTTTTATTAATAAAAAGTCAATTAATTCAATCAGCAATAGATACTCTATATTTTAATAAAGCATCAAATAATCTTTTTGGGATTTGCTTTTTAAGTGCATATGCAATATCTTTAATTAAATTTTCTTTAAATTCTTTATATTTTTTAAATGCTTCAATTTGGTTATTAAAATTTCCTAAAAAATATGTCTTACTTTTATAACTACATTGGGCTACATATTTATTCTTTATTTTGTTAAAATGTACTCCTATTGGAAGATTGCCTCTTATCTTCTTTTGCCTTACGAACAAGCTATTTATTTCTCTGTTAACAAAAATGCAAGCTTCAGGTGAATAAATTTTATTGCCTTTGATTAAAATATCTTTATCAAGTTCCATCCTTTCACACTCTATTTGGTAATAGTTTTCATCATACCATTTAGCAAAATTTTGAAAGTTAAGCCACCCATAGTAAACTTTACAATCTTTATATGTTGGATAAACTTTTAGCATATTTTCCGTATAACATCTTTTTAACATTTTTGTCCAAGTTTCATATTGTGAAGTTTTTTTATGTTTAATGGTAGACTTATAAGCTCCTTCTCCCAAATATCCAACTCCACACACTGTAGGAATAAATTTATTATTCATTTAGGTACTCCTCTCTTGCAACAAAAGAGCCAGCCATTTAATACAGTATCAACCTGTATTAATTGACTGGCTCTGGCATTGGCACTCAGAATAATTATTAGTTATCGGCACTAGCACTGGCACTTCTTTAAATTTAAATTCTGGATTTTTTACATTTACCGGAGTAAGTTTTACATTAATATGGCATTTCTTGCAATAAGGGTAACTCCCGCCTTTATAGTTATCATCTATGATGATTAATTTGCATCCACATCTATGTTTAGCTTCATACATTTTCACATTAACAATCCCCCTATCATGTTTTTACTCTTCTTAAATCTCTTATAGCAATCATCTATGTATGTCCTCCTCATTAAGTATTTTTGGCGTTTCTATCTTCAACTTGTATCCTTCATCGTTTTATCCCGTCCTTTCTTCTAAACCCATGAATAGTTTCTACATCTATGTCCTTCTTCTAGCCTTTTATCCATTCTCTTAAAAAGAGTTTTATTTTTTTTACTAACTAATCCTATAACCTTAGGTACAATATCAACTTTAAATTTATATTCCCAAGGAATATATTTTTTCCATTTGAAATTATACTTTTGGTTTAAAGCTTCTAATTCTTCTGGCAATAGTTCAGCTCTTTTCTTAAATTGAACTACTACATTTCCATAATGAAAGCAAACTGTTATATACAAATTATCAGGGATTTCTTTGTATGCTATTGTATTTAATCCATTAGTAAATGAAAGATACCCATCTTTAATTTGTAAAGAATCTGCTATTAAATTAATACCATTAAAATTTACTTTACTGTAAAGTGATAAATCAGTCTTGATGTTATCGCTATGTTTCATAACTTTAATCAACTCGTATCCTTCCTTTCAATCATCTTGTTTTGTCCTCCTCTTTAGTACACTTATATAATAATACTCTAGTCCTAAATAGTAAAATTATATTTAGGACTAGAGTATTAATTTAGAAAGATAATGCTCTTAATATCTCCTTATTTCTTTAATTCTCTTTTAATTTTAAAAAAAATGTGGTAATATATTTTATGTCTATTAGTCATAAAATTGAGGTGAAATAAATGGACTTGATAAGTAAGAATATTAGAAAATTACGTATGGAAAAAGGCATAACTCAAATACAATTATCAAAGATGATAGGGTCAACAAATGACTATATATCTAAATTAGAAAGAGGCTTAAGAAAAAATCCTTCGTCTCAAATGCTAGGAAAAATAGCTAATGCTTTAGGCGTTTCTATGGATAGACTATATAAAGAAGATGATAAGGAACTTTCATTAGAAGAAACTCTACGAGAAATATGCAATAATGCTCCAGAGACGGATTGGCCTGTTTCTGCCTTGATCGTAAAGAAATTGATTGAAATGGATTTAATTAATGAGGATGGAACTATGTCGCCACAAGTTCAAAAATTAGTAACAGAATCAATCACTTTACAATCAAAACTTCAAAACATCACAAAAAAGAAGAATGAGTAATCTCGTTTCTTTTTTGTGATATAAATTGAATAATTAAATTTAAATTAGGAGCTTTTAAATTCTGTAGTTCTATAACGTTTTCTATAAACTTAATGTCCTTTATTATATTAGATTCCACATTTAGCATTACGACACCCCCTATTTTTAATTATATTATAAGTCCACTCCTGTCCTCTATTTACGGACAAATCAATAATTCGTTCGACTATATTTTTTACGCATATATATTTGTAAACATTTACCACTATTTTAAAGTTAATTTTTAAAGTAAAATTATAAATATAAAAAAATATGTCGAATTGAGGTATAATATGCAATTATTGATTAAGAAATATAGAAAAGAAAGAGGAATGTCACTTAGAGAACTTGCCATGTTAACTGGAATTTCTAAGACTCAATTAAATGATATGGAGAGAGGTATTAAGCATATAGATTTACTAAAACTAGCTAAAATAGCAACGCATTTAAATGTATGCACTAAAGCATTGTTTGTAAATTGCTATGGTGTAAAAAAATGCTGTGATTTTAAATGCAGACATTGCTGTTCACTTAGGCATAAAAATTTTTATAAAAAGAAGGAATAGTTAATGCAATATAACATAACTTATAGGAAGAAAGACAAAGGTATCCAGGTAATTATAAGTTATAAAGATATATCTGGAAAATGGAAGCAGAAAAGTAAGCAAGGATTTAAAAAGCAGTCCCTTGCTAAGACTGCGGCTGATAAAATGTTAGATGAATTGAAAAAAAACGTCAAAAATCAAGTCACTTTAAATCATGATTATGATGATATAACATTTGAACAATTTAAAGATATATTTATTGAGCATATAAAGTTATATAATACTTACAACACTGTTGCTACGTATGAAAGAGCGTTTAATAAATTTTCAAGCTTAAATTATGTAAAAATGGCTGATATACAGATACTTGATATACAAAATATTATAGATAAACTGATAAAAGAAGGGCTTAAGAGTTCTTCGATAAAATTATATTTAAGCAAAATCAAAGTCTTTTTTAATACTGCTAAAGATAAATATAGAATCGTTCTATCAAGTCCAGTTATAAATATAGATATTCCTAAAGAAGAAAAAGAAGAAAAAACAGCACTAACGAAAATTCAATTAGAAGATTTATTAAGTAAAATTGAAAATAAAAGATACTATATCATATCTCTGCTAGCAGGAAAGTGCGGTTTAAGAATTGGTGAAATAGTTGGTTTAACTTGGGATGATATAAGTTTCAAGGAATGTACTATAAAAATAGAAAAGCAGTGGAAACTAATAGAAAATAAATTTTATGGCTTTGGCAGCCTAAAAAGCAAAAATTCTAATAGGACTGTCCCTATGCCTGAAACTGTGGAAAAGGAGATAAAAAAATACAAAGATTGTTATCCTATAAATTTTGATAATAGGCTTTTTAAAATAAAAAATGTAGATGGTATTGCAACCAGGTTGTCTCTCACTTATAAAGAATGTGGTTATAATATATCTGTACATGAATTAAGACATACATATGCCACTATGCTTATAAGTAATGGAGTAGATTTTAAAACTGTTGCTCAATTGTTAGGGCATGATGTAGAGCAAACAATAAAAACATATTCACATGTAACTAATAATATGCTTGACAATGCTTCTAAAATAATTAATCAAATTTTATAACTTATTTTTGACGAATTTTTGACGTTGAGTCTGCAATTGTTGAAAATTCAAGGGATATTAAGCATAAGTGTAATTTGAAATTTAAATAAGTAATATCAATTTTAAAATGTGCAAAAGTTGATAATCATAAGTGATACAGCCACTTTGAAAAGCTTTTTAAGATATTTTAAATTTTAAATTATACAGATATATAAGATTTATTTTTGACGAATTTTTGACGGCAAAAGATATTAAAAAGAGGGTGTTTAAATACACCCTCTTTTATTATTTTAAGCTTGTACTGGCTGAGTTGTTGCATTATTTGCACTAACTGATTGTGATGTAGAATTTAAAGCGTTTTGTGCTATAGTAAGTTTATTCTGTGCGTTTTTAACATCTGCTTGTAAAGAAGTATTTTGACTTATAACAGTATCTAGCTGTGACTTTAATGTATCATTCTGTTTCTTTAAATCTGCAATTTCTTTATCATGTAATTTATCAAGTTTATCACTAATTTGCTGTATAGTCTTATTTGAAAAATATTTACTTCTAATCAAAGAATCTACTATTGTTTTTACATCATCTGTAATTTGAATATTATTTTGGTTTAAAACACTAAAAACAAAATTTTTTGCTGCATTTCTTTTCTGGTCTCCAGTTTCATCATCTTTAAAATCACCATTTGTAATATGGTCTTCCACATCGTTTATTCCTATTAGGGCTAATTCTTCTAACTTTTCTATAGGGACCAAAACTGTTTTTAATTTATCTGTACTTAATTGAATCATAGCTTTTGTACAAACTTCAGCTTCTTCTAATCCTGTTTCAGCCTCTTTTAATACTGTGTTAACATTTACGCCTTTCTTTTGCAAATAAGCAATAAGTAGAGTAATTAAAATAGCGACTACAGCCACAGCAACAACAATAAGTAATGTATTATTCATAAATTTACCTCCGATTTAATTATAATATATTTTAGTTATTCAAAAAAATACTCCACGTATCTAGTCCAAAAACTCCATCTGTAGCACGTCCCCAATTCTTTTGCATATTGGTTACGGCTTGAAAAGTTGCTTCATCGTATGTCATAGGAGTATAAGAATCAGCTTTTAAATATCCATAAGATACTAACTTTTCTTGAACCCATTCTATAACATGGCTTCTGTATCCTTTTACTAATAGTGGTTTTATACCTTCTAACGCATTTAGAGTATTTTGCCCTGCTATTCCATCACACTCAAGCTTTGCATTATAGTCTAAATTTAAGTCATACTGAAGTGCTTGTATCTGTTTTTGAAGCGTTGTAAGCTCTTGTATAGGCACCTGCCCTGTAAAAATAGAATCATTAAAGTAGTCAGTATCACAATAACCACTAACACCAGGTACTTGTCCTGTTTCAGAGTTTTGCCATGAAACAACATCAGGATATTGAGCTGGTGGCGTAGATGAATATTTAGCAATCCATAAAGGAACACTGCCAACATTTCCACTTAAATATTCATAATAGAAGGACATTCCAGTGTATATGCCTATTTTATAACCTCTATTTTGAACATAACCTATAAACTTATTAGTAAAATCTATAGCTTCATCTTTACTCCAATTTGGTTGATTTTCTATATCAAGCCAAAGTACAGTATCCAAATGAAGTCCTTGCACTTGATTTAAGAAGTGTTGTGCTTGAGTTATTGGTTGCCCATTGTTTGTAGCATAATGATAATATCCCACCTTAAAACCATATTGAGGTAACATAGAAGCTCTGTAACTCAATAATTTATCATTATAATTATTTCCCTCACTTGCTTTTTGAATTACAACACTAACGCCAGAATCTTTTAATGCTTGGTAATCTGAAATATCTGAATTTTCGTATACATCAATTCCTTTATAAATTGTGCTTGCTTGTACATTTTTAGGCATAAAAAAAACACAAGCCATGAAGACCAGTGTTATAGTAAAAAACGGCATTATTTTTTTAAACATAAAATTCCTCCTTATTTTAGTTGTTCTAAAGTGTCCATTAACTTTTTAGGAGCCTTTAATCCCATCTTCCCACAGTTTTCTAAAATAGAAATGCCCTCATTTGATATGTAAAAATAACAAACAAGGGTTCTAAAGAAAAAAGTTTTGTCTTGTATAAGTCTGTCTAGGAGTGTCCCGACTATTAAAATTGCCAGTATTGCTGATTTCTTTGCAATTCCTTTAAATCCAACTTTTGAATCTATTGTTTTTACTGTAAAGGCATAAAAAAGTCCCGTAATATAATCCGTTACCATAAATGCTACTAAAATTTTTAGTGCCAAGTCCCATCCCCCAAATAGCCATGTCCCTAATACTCCTAGGCCTGCGATTATCCAATTAAGTACATGTTTTTCCATTATTTTCCTCCGTCTTTACATTTTACTGTTTTTAATTCTGATAGAAATAATGCTATAAAATAAATACTTAATTCTGCCAAGATAGTGAATCCACATATATTTAAGAAATTATAAATTGAAGAAAAATGTTTTATTATAGGATAAACAACTAAAAAGTTAAATGGCAGTGATAATATAGCTATTTCAAAGAATATCAATACCTTTTTTTCTAAACTCATATTTATCATCCTTTCTATTGTAGTGTAAATAAATCTTTATAATTTTTTAATAGCCCTTCTGGCTTCTTTTCTTCAAATAACTTATATCTTAAATAATCATCAACATATATAGCAAATGGAACTAGGAAAAACCACAGTACAGCATAAGGCAAACATATCTGTCCATATAAGTTAAAAGGCTCATTAGAATAATCCCATATATCAAGGCCAAACCATACATTTAAAATCATGCCACTTGTAAATTCTAAAGCAAGAATTATAAAAGTACCAATTATACATTCCTGCCACATTTTTCTATCATAGAATTTAGGATGTTCATTTAACTTTCCTATTAGGAAAGCAGATAAGCCACCAACTACTAGCATACTTATATGTGTCCAGCCTCGCCATAAACCTTCTAGTACCATGTAAAGGGCACCCATGATAAATATAAGAATTAAATCTTTGTATATTTTCAATTTATGCCACCTCTTATGCAGTTACTTTAGTTGAATCTGTAGTACTTGGTATTGCTGTATCCCATGTTACTTTTTGTACGTCTAATACTGTAGTTAAGGTGCTTACATACTGTTGTAATTCCTCTTTACGCTTAATCGTATTAGTCATAAATGTGCTTAAGTCAACACCTAACGTAATCATTTGCTGTGGTGTCCAAGCATAACATACTGGATCGTCTTTTGCTTTCCAATTGATAGTGCTATCTGTAAGTTTAGCCCCACTAGCTATTAAACTAGCTTTCATCGCTAGTCCTACTATTAATGTTCTGTTTTCTGAAGAACTATCAAAAATTTTTTCGGTCCCAAGACAGCTTGACTTAAAACCACCATCTTTTGTTTTTGTACAATCATTTTCTAATTCACTAATTTTAGCTTTTTTAACTTCTTCTAAAGTTGCCTCTGGAGTTGTAAAACTAAAAACAATAGCACTTGCATCTATAGGATTTTTAGTTATATCTATACTATATCCTGTACAAGATTGAAACTTATCTAATAATTGTCCATAGTTTAGTTGTATTACTCCTACACTATCCTTAGTCTTGTCTTGAAGTGCTTTATATAATTGGAAATCTTGATCTATAGTAGTTTCTTTTACAGCTCCCTGATGTTCTCCTGTATTAACAAGAACATTACCTGTTGATTTTTCATAATATATCTTTCTTCCTATCTCCATATTATCCCTCCTATTCTACTGCAAAGTATTTAAAATCAGTGTTAGTTATAGCTCCTCCAGCTGTTGTTTGGACTGTATGAACAAAACCATTATCATTAAGTGTTATAACTGCTCCAGAGGTAGTCATTATTGGTTCTCCTGTTCCTTCATACCAGTTGCTTGTATACATTGCACATATTGGGCAATAAAGCACTATATAAATTCTTGAAGTACCTGTTGTTACTAATATAACAGTAGAAGGTCTAAAATCTAAATTTGCTATTGTAGCTACACTAGATGCATCTATAGTGCCTGTCCCTTGGGCTGTCCTTTTACCACCAAGGCTTTCTATTGTAAGGTTACCAATAATTCCGCCTATATCTACACCATTTTTAACATTACTAGCAATTAAATTAGCAAATTCAGCTGTTACAGTACCGCCGCTTGTATAGCCAGCAGGAATAGTGACAGTTCCACCTTGTGTAGTAATAGTACCACCTACAGAACCGCCACCACTTAAACTAGCAGTTACAACTCCACCGCTTGTATAACCTGCAGGTATATAAATACTTCCACCTTGTGATGTAATTGTCCCACCTACAGAACCATTATTAGGCATTGTTCCTGTTATTTGTCCAGCGTCTGTAGTAGCTGTTTTAGAATATAGTAAGTCAGATGCTATTGCGTTTCCACCACCCCCTTTACCCAGCAATTGAAAATTTGGGTTTCCACTTTGAGGTATACAATATACTATATTTGCAATTAAATCTTGTCTTACATTTGTAACATGGTTTCCAAAATAATCTACTAAGTCAACTGCAGTTAAACTGTTTACTTTTATTTGTACATTTCCTGTGCTTGCAGCATTAAATCTAACTCTTATAGGTTTATTTTCTATACTTGATAAGCTAGTTACCCCACTTAAAGCAATGGAGTACACATTATTTGAATCAGAAGCAGTTGAAAAAATATCATCTAACTTACTATTTTGTAGATTAATTACATCAGTATTTAAATTAGATACTGTGCCATTTAAAGTATTAACATCTAAATGTAATTGGTCTATATCACTACTTGGATATGGCTTGCCCATAAATATCCCTCCTATATATACGTACCTTCTCGGCTTATTTGATTTATTTTTACTTTATAATCTTTAATTAAAGAATTTAAATCATTTTCAATTTTTCCTTTTGTAATATCTGCGTAATCATCTTCTAAAACTACATCAAATATTATTGTATTTTTGATTATTCTAAAATCTTGTATCTTGTGTATATAATCAAACCTATTGCATATATCTAATACCTTCATTTTAATTTTAACAGTTTCCATGTCGTCTGCATTGGTAAGGTCAGCTTGAATTATAACAAGTGATTTATATTTTTCTGATATTTTTTGTTCTATAGAAGTGACCGATTTATAAATCTCTGTGCTTGGTACACCCTGTGGTACTTCTATATGTAGGCTTATAATATCTTTACCATAGCCATAATTATTAATTATTACATCATGTACATTAAATTCTTATTTTCATTTATTATAATCTCAGGTTTAGGGAATCCCTGCATTTGAATTTTTACACCTACATATTTAGCATCCTTATGGCTTGCAGCATTAAAACATTTTTCTAAATTTTCAATTGCTAATTTCATTTTTTATATTCCTCCATTTAATTTAAATTTAAAAGGCACCCTTAATCGAGTGCCTTATAACTTACCTTCATTCTTTAATTTTTCAATAGTCTTTTCCTCCTGGATGAATTCTTTCATTTTAACCTCCATCTCGCCGCTGCCGCTGCGACACAAATAGTAATGAAAAAATGGTGTGCGGCTTCCACCAATTGTCAATAATTAAACTGAAGAGAATATATACTACAAAGCACGGTGAGGTGAGTCGTAGATTACTTCTCAGTTTAAAACAGTATTTTAACCAGTGTAAGAATCATCTTTCAAGCACAAATAAGTGGTTATATTAAACCGAACGCTAATCATTGTTTTAGCTCTTTGTTAAATGTGTGATGGTTCAGTCAATGTATTCTCCTCTATAATTTGTCAAAGGAGGCAGTGCTATGAAAGTTGTTCATCCTATCTGTTGTGGTGTCGATGTGCATAAGACTTTTCTCGTTGCCACAATTATTACTTCACAGGGGATTACTCCCCATTATTCAAAAAAGAGATTTTCAACTTTTAACAATTCAATTCTTCAATTTAAGCAGTGGCTTATTGATAACAACTGCTTTGATGTGTGTATGGAATCTACAGGAAAGTATTGGGTTCCTGTTCATAATCTTTTAGAAGATGCCATCCATCTAACTATTGCCAATCCCAAATGGGTAAAAGCTATAAAAGGAAATAAGGATGATACCAAAGATTCCAAATGGATTGGAGATCTCTTTCGCCTTGGATTAGTCCCAGGAAGTTACATCCCAGAAAAGCCCATACGTATTCTTCGCGAGTATACTCGCTATCGTTCTAAACTTGTTTCCTGTAAAAGCAGCGAAAAGAATAGGTTTCAAAATGCTTTTACTGTTTGCAATGTAGCCCTTGATGCTGTCGTTTCTGACATGTTTGGCAAATCAGCCGCTTCCATCACAGACTACTTAATTTCCTCTGATTCCTTCAATCCACAGTATTGTACTTCTCTTCTTCAAAGATCTTTGAAGAAAAAAGCAAGTGCTGTAATTGAATCCATAGAAGGATATCAGATGACTCAGGAACAAAAAGAACGTATGATAATGGTTCGCTCACATTTAGAGTATATAACCCAATCTATTTCTGAACTTGATGCTAAACTCAACAAAATGGTCGAACCTTATGAAAATTACATTAAACTTTTATGTACCATTCCCGGAGTCAACAGGCAATCTGCAATCACTATTATCTCCGAGATTGGTACTGATATGACTCAATTTTCAAACTCTAAGCGTTTATGCTGCTGGGCTGGATTAACGCCAAGCAATAATGAATCTGCCGGTAAGAAAAAATCTGTTCGTATATCACGTGCTGGTGTTTACCTCAAACCTGCATTGGTACAAGTTGCCCATGCATCCGTGAAGTCGAACAAATCTCCTTACTACAAGGTTAAATACGAACGTATATACAAACGCAGAGGTAAGAAAAGAGCCATTATCGCTATCGCAAGAATGATTCTTACCGCTATATACCATATGTTTGTTAGGGGTGAAGATTTCAATCCTTGTGACTTATATAAAATTGATATGCCTCAGGAAATTCAGAATAAGCAAAAAGAAAAGGCCATAAAACAAGCTACAAGTTTTCTCATTGCTCAAGGCATAATAAAAGATTCTGATATTTCCTGTCTAAAATTGTAACCCTAACTTAATAATTTCATTCAAGGATCTAGAACTTTTTTAAAAAAGTCTTTAAGGTTCTTTATTAAATTCGCCCATTTATCCAAACTTAAGTATATTTTTCACGCTAGCAGCTACGAAAGGAGATATCATAATTCCTTTTTTAGCTCCATATTTTTTGAATTCTGCCAGTACATCTGGTGGAAGTGTGATATTTATACGCACCGCCTTCTCTCCCAATATAGCCACCCCCTTAGGAATGATTATATATCTTTAAATTTCATATGTCATTTTTATACATATTAATACACACTTATATATATTTATAAGTATAAATATATACGCAAAAATATTCTATTGTGTAGCATATTCTTCACCAGTTATGGTTTTATAATCCTGTAATGTTATAACTCCCCATTGTGCTGCATCATGTACATCTTGCTTTTCTAAATATCCCATTTGATAAAAAACTCTATAAAAATCAAACATTTGTACTTCCTCCTTGTAATTGTGCTATTTTTATATTTAAATTAGATACAGTGCCTGCTAATTGCTGTATTAATGCATCTTTTTTTGCATTTGCTACGCTTAAATCTGCTATAGCTTTTGCTGTATTTTGTTTACCCAGTTGTTCATTTATTATATTTATATTTACATACTTTCCCATGAAATCATCTCCTAACTTACTACATATGCAATTTTATCTATTTTAGCATCTTTACCGTCTATTTCTAAATCAACTTTGTTATCTTCCACATTGTCTACTTTGTAAATTAACTTTTCATTATCTACTTCTGTAAGATTTGCATTATTTCCATTTATTTTTGGATTAAATTTATATTTCATTAAAGCGTCTGTTACGGTTATAGTTATTGGTTTATCTAATGTTATAATATATTTCTTTGTCCAAACTATTGTATAACATCCATCTGAATCCACAGTATCAGATACCAAGATATCAGATGACAGATTACAAGCGGGGCGAACTCCCAAGTAACCATAGTAGGCATTGCCGAAGTCCAGAGAACCGTCAGTGCGCACATAGCGGACAATGCTCGAGCCGGAGGAGTTCGGAGAGCGAAGCCACCAATACCATGCATTGGCTATTGCGGAAGGCTTGTTATTACTTTTAGTGTTGGAAAAAGCTTGCTGGGTTAAATAAGCAAGCCTGCTGGTAGCGTCTGAAAATAGTGCTAGTTTGTTACCTTCAGCTATATTATTTTCATTTCCAAGCCCAACTTCTGTAACGGAGGGTAAAAATGTCTTATCTGTTATGGATTCGCTTGACCCTCCATCTGTAACTGTATTTTTTGCGGTAGTTAATGATGTGTTTAAAATGCTTGTCAGTTCTTGTTGATTGAAAAAATTTAAAAATCCATCTTTGGTGTTATAGCCTGTTGTTGTATTCATGTTTGCATCAACAGGCGGTGCATCATGGTTATTGGTATTGGCTGTTTCATCAGTTAAGTTTTGTGCTGTGAACCACGTATTTGCCAATCCACCAGAGTTTAACCACTGTCTTAAATTTGCAGTTCTGTATCTATTACTACCGTAACTAGTTCTATCGCTATCTGCATTTCCCGATTCTTTTCCGTCAAAGCCACGTAAGTCTATTATTTTTTCTGTTATTAATGTAACAGAGTTTGTAGGATACCCAGAATGATTTTTATCTGCTATTTTCCATATTATAGATTGCTTACTTTCTGTCTCTACTTGATATTGCCCGAATTTTATTTTACTGCCTACTGCTAAATTTGCTATAGATTGTGTCATTTAATCACCATCCTTAAAAATTTCTTTATATTTCTTATCCATATTTTTTATTAAATGATAGCTGTTACCATGACTTACGTGTCCAATCCAGCTATTATAAGATTTATCTATCTGTTCTTTGGATATTTTTCTTTTTATACATAGTTTTTTAAATTTCTTAAGTTTATTGTTCATCCCTTTTTTGCTATTTCTTCTTACTTTTCTTATAACCTTGCCAGTTTCAGTTAAATAAGTATGAAATCCTAAAAAATCTACTCCGTTTTTTAAAGGAAATATTTGTGTTTTATTGTTAAGCTTTAGTTTTAACTCATTTTCAACATAATTTGATATTTCTGATTTACAGTATTTTAAATATTCTTTGTCATTATGAATAAGTAAAAAATCATCCATATATCTTTCGTAATATTTTATGTGCAATTTTTCTTTTATAAAATGGTCTAAACAGCTCATGTAAAATATTGCAAACCACTGCGAAGTTTGATTACCAATTGGTAATCCTGGATTTTCTGTGCTATCAATTATTTGGAAAGTGAAATTTAATATTTTTCTATCTTTGATATACCTGCTAATCATATTTTTAAGAACGTCATGGTTGACAGAATAAAAATATTTAGAAATGTCACATTTTAGCACATATCCGTCACTCTTATGTTTTCTGTAAAATTTATGAAAATAATTTTCTAGTCTATTTAGTGCTTTATGAGTTCCTTTATTTTTTCTGTTGGCATAATTATCATATATCATTGATTTCTCTAACAATGGTTCTAAATAATAATCACACAGACAGTGTTGCACAGCTCTGTCTTTAAATGGTAAACTCATTATTAATCTTTTTTTAGGTTCATACACATAAAATTCTTTATATTTGCCAATTTTATATTTATTATTTTTAAATTGGTAGAGTAGGTAATTTGTGAATTCAATGGCATTTACTTCATATTTTGCCGTAGAATTTTTATTTCTTTTACCTTTTCTGGCAATTAAGTAAGATTTGTATAAATGTTCAAATGTAAAGGCTTCATCAAATGTCATTAAAATCTCCTTATCGTATATAGCTCCAGTATCTTAGAAACTTTTGCATCAATAATCATGTATTTACCTTTTTGGGAAGGATATGGGTTCCTTGGATGATGGTCTACTGTGTTCAACATAAGTTTACTAAGTCGGAGAAATCCATCTAATCGGGGCGAACTCCCAAGTAACCATTGTTGGCATTGTCGTTGTCCAGAGAACCGTCAGTGTTCACATTGCGGACATTGCTCGAGTTGGAGGAGTTCGGATTGCAACCCATACCCTATAAATTATTTACAACTTTTCATCCATGCGGCAGTAAGATATTTAACGTTTAAACAATGCTTACTCCATATCTCGCATTGGTGAAAATTAATATATTTTTCTTTTAAACACATCTCTATTAAAAACAAAAGTACTTTTATATTGCTTAAAATATTAATAAATATAGATTTACGTTCTTTAAGTAATAATTCATTTACTTTTAATAAATCTGTATAAATATCTAAAACTAAATTTTGTATCCTATTAACAAGTACAAATCTAACCTTTTTAGGGAATTTCTTGCCTTCAGTAATACTAAAAGTGTAATTTATTAATTCTTTTGCTTTTTTATAGGCAGTAAGTTCATTGTCTTGTTTCCTTCTATTCATTTGTTAGCCTTCTAACTGCACATTATTTACTATATAAATTTCTCCATTAAGATAAAATTTATCTCCAACAGTTATACTGTCTGAAAAGACTGTAGCCTCTATAGTGTTACTATTATTTACAGCCATATCTACATTAATGGATTGTCTTTCCGAATCATAAACTGCTAATTCTACAGTCTTAAATGAATCAAATTGTTGCTCTAAGAATTTTAACAACTGTTCTCCCGTAAATACCGCATCTGTATTAACTATATTTACTGTAGAATTTGTAGTATCTATATTTTCCGTATTTTTAAATAAATCATAAAATCCTATACCTGTTTTACTTAAAAAAGACATTACATCATTTTCATCAAGTTTTAATTTTATATCTAATATTTCTCTTCTAGCTTCAACATCATTTGTGCTTAAATTATTTATTAAGTCATTTAAATCAGCAAATTGTTGTATATTATCTGCCATTTGCGAAGCAAGTTGATTATTATTTAATTTAAATATTCTCTTATCAATTAAATCTAAATTTGTAATTGCGGTTGCTCCTGCTCCTACTTTTATATCATAAAGTAACATTCCTCCATCTGGTGTAGTTGGAGCTGTAGGATATATTTGTGCTGTACTATTTGTAGCAGTACCACTTACTATAGAAACAGTACCAGTAGTAGTTGCAACTGTTGGAGTATTCCCACCCCCTGCAACTTTTTCAATAAGAGTAATTATATTTGTAGATGAATTAGCAGTATATAAACCACTAATTGTACTATTAGCATTTAAAGCACTTACTAAATTAGTTGCTGTGGCTGTAGTATCTCCACCAACATCAAATTGATTACTTGTAGCATTAGATGCCACCGCAGTAAAGGTTACTCCGTTTATTGTAACTGTATCTGCTGGTGTACTTGTAGTAGCAGTGCCAGCAGTAATTACTCCTGTGCCAGTAGTTGTCATAGTTCCTGGTGTATCGCCATTGCCTGCTGTCCTTTCTGCAATTGTAACTATATTTGAATTTGCTGTAGCTGTAAAATTATCATTAATTGTAGAATTAGTATTTAAAGTGCTTGCTAAATTTGTAGCGCTTATCATATAATCTGCACCGACGTTAAACTGTGCACCTGTAGCCCCACTTGCTACCGCAGTAAAGGTTACTCCATCAAAAACCACCGTATCTCCAGAAGCAAAATTTGTACTTATAGTATAAGTATTACTTCCTGCTACTGCCACCTTTGCATTAGTATTTATCGTATAGTTCCTAGTGCCTGCTACTGCCGCAGTTCCTAACCCACTTGCTAAATAACTTGGTACACCACTAGCATTTATATAAACTATATCAGTTCTAGGTTTTAATGCGTCTGAAGCTGTAATTGGAATAGTTGTACTTGATGTTAAATTGACTCTTTTACTGCTTACTGGCATATGAGCACGGCCACTATTAACTAAAACGCTCATATTAGGTGTTGATTGTACTGTAACTCCTAGTCCAGATATAACTCCATATCCTGTAGATTCTGGGACACTCTCTATTTTGTCTTGTATGTCTTGTGTTAATGAACGTTCTGCAACACTTCCATTTTGTAAGTTTGAACCATCTGCCATAATAGGAACATGATTTACAAATTTCCATATGTTATAAGTAATTTTTTCACCTGTAAGTAATGACCACCCCACTAATGAAACTTGTGTACCGTTTAAAGTATAGTTGTCTCCTAATTCCATCCTATCATTGCCTTTATAGAATAATTCTACATGGTCAGTATCAGGATTATATGGGCTTGATATTTGGAAACTTGTCGTATTATCCGCTGTAGCTGTAAAACTTCCAACTTCAAAGTTTACAGTGTTTTTAATTAATCCAATAGTAGTATCTATGCTATCATTTATTTCTTTTTGATTATTTCCAGATATAATTGCAAAAGTTGTTGACGTTGATGCAACCGCATAATCAAAAGTTGTGCTTGAAACTGTTGCCGTAACGTCCTGAGCATTTCCTACTGCGGCATTAATTTGATAATTCCATGCGAAAGCTCCCTTACTACTTGGGGCTATCCAATCTCCTTCTGTTCCTGCTGTAGCATATCCGTATAATATTTCGCCCTCGTCTGGGTCATTAGCAAATAGTCCTAACTCACAAATATACTTTCCTTCTGTTATATTATTGTTATTTATTGTACCTGAAATTACAGCTACTTTAAGTACTGTATTGGGAGTTATGGAACTTATAGAAACATCAAAAGCATATTGTTTTAAAGCTGTAAAAGTTGTTGGGTCGTCTCCGGTGGCTAATTGTCCAGAACCTATTTTCATTTTTGTAAAATTAAGTGGTTTTCCTGCTTGAACTTTGTTGTAAAGTGCTTCACCTTTTGTTGTTATTACCATATTATTAAAAACTGCCATTTATTTTTCCTCCCTTATGAGATTACGTTTGTAATATCTTGGCATACGATCATAGAAGAATAAGTTTTTTGACTGATTGGATATTTAGGATTTTCCATTGAAACTACGCTAGTAATGTTTTGACATACAACCATAGAAGAATAAACTTTGAAGTCTACTGGTGATTTCCCAATGAAATTTAAACGAACCCCTGACGGCTTGGGAACTATATACCCATTAGCTATCAAGAGTTCTCTTAATTCATCTAATACACCGTAAATTACTGCGGTCATACTCATATCTTGATTATCAATTAAATCTAGTCTTAAGTCTGAAAACATACCCTGCCAAATAGTTTGTATCTCTGGTTCTGTTCCTAACCAATTGTTTTTACCTATCTTAGCTTTTTGAATAAGTCTATAGGTATCATCATTAAGTAAAGGTGATATATCTGGTGTAGGTTGAAAATTTAATGTTCTACTAACTCCAATTAACTCGCCTAAAACATCTTGCTGTTTTCCTACTGCCTTATCTAAGTCAAAAGCATCATCCATCACAGATAAGCAATTATAAATACCATCTGTTTTAGTTAAAGTTGATGTTAGCCATTGTATAAATTTTGGCTTGTCTCTATGTTCACTTGTTACTCTATCTAAATACTTTTCTATAGCCATTTAGTCACCTTCTAAACTGGATTTACAGTTATGCTATCTATCTTGCCACGTGCTACTTCATAGAATAAAATGCTTATAGTATCATCCGAGGATTGAGGCTCACCATGTCTTGCCGCAGTTAAAGAGACAATAGAAAAAGCCGGATTTTTTAAATCCGACATTGAAGATAAAGCAGCTCCCCAAATTGAAGACAAAGGTAAATTAGTTCCTATTTGAAGACTATTTAAGTATTCAGCTACATTTGTTTTTATATCTGCTGTGTTCTCCGTTGTATAAGCATTTAAAGCCTTAATGTTTATAGTTACGTCTATGTCTACATAAGTAGGCCTATAAAATCTTCTTATAACTGGTTCATTAAAAGCATCCCACATTAAATTACCGCTTGAATCAGTTATTTGTATCTCTGTAGTTCCATTTGTGTAACATCCTGGGGTCTTCTTTAAATAAATTGTATTTGCTATGGTTTGACTATTTCCTCCTTCAACTACTGCCGTAATACTGTGAGGTGGCAATCCTCTTGCATCAACTTGGTTTGTATCATTCTCATATACTTGGTATCTTGTAACTCTTTCTATTTGAGCTATAGCACCTTTTATTCCATCTAATTCAGTTAATGAAGGTAAAGCTACACTAGTTTGCTGTCTTGCCCTTAATTCTGCGTCTGTTTCAACATATGACCCTAGTTCTGCCATGTCTGTATTTGTTACGCCAGTCCAGCCATACTGAGGATTATATATCTGTATAATGTCCCCGGGGTCTGCTTGAATTGGTCCGGGGATTGAACAAGTTAATAATAGATTTTCTGCTACTCCAGAATCGGGGATTATAATAGAAACGGGTAAATTCCATTGTATATTTCCTTTATCTAAAACTACTCCATTTGTAATTATAGAACCTGCGTATCCTGTTACATTTGCATGGCAAGTACTGTATTCTGCTTTTTTTCTTTTTATTCCATTTACTTTTACTATTCCATCAAGTCCTCCACCTATTGCAGTTCCGGGGCCACGATTGTTATAGACTTTCTGTGCTAATAGATAAGCATCATATATTTTTTCTGCATTTACAGCTATCCATTGATAGTCCTGTGTGTCTTCTCCCAGATACAAGTCCTGTCCAAATATGTTTTTACATTCTTGTATAAGCTGGTCTCTTATGTCTAAATAAGTAGGAATGTTTAATCCAGTTGAATTGACAAAGGGCTCAAAGTACATATTTTAGTCCTCCTTTCCTAGAAAGTCTTTGCTACTACTATATTTCCAAAAGGTGTTTGTACATTGCATTGGAAAGAATAGCTCCTAGCTTCTCTATTAAACTCACTTGTATAATCACTTATACTTGTTACATTCTCTGTATCTGTAATTCTTTTTTTTATAAGAGAATCGACTAAATCTATATGTTCCATTGTTCCTGTATTTCCTATAATTTGTTGGAATATTGGCAGTCCATTTTCCAAATCTTCCCACCACTCATTTTGAAATAACATTAAATTTGTCTTTATGGCTTGTGCCACGGCATATACGCCATAAGTTATATTCTGTTGGCCACGTCCGAAAGAATAATCTCCATTAACATCAAGCATGCGGTAGCGCATCGAATCACTTCCTTTTGAGCAATAAAAAAGAGACGCTTTCGCATCTCTTAAATTTCAAACTATTTGTTTTTGCTGTTTAATCATATTTTTAACTAATTCTACGGTTATCATATTAAGTTCTTCAGTGCTTAACTCATTAGCGTTAAATATTGGTCTATCTACTGTCCTTGAAGCAAATACTAAACTTCCGTTTTTATTCCACTCAGGTATATTACATTGCTTTCTCACATCACTCCTTCCGAACAGCCTAAAAAATTTATAAGCTCCATGAAGGTGTTTTCATAATAGAGTGGTTGTGTCTCTTTTTCTGAGCCTTTATCATTTACTAAGTTTTTGCCATATTTTAATCCTTTTTCAGTTAAAGTCCAATACTTCTTAGTTCCTTTTGTTGATTTTCTTTCGTTTTCTTCTAAAAATCCATGTTCAAGCATTAATTTGTTGAATTTAATAGTGCTCATAGATATGTCAAATTTTCTTAGAAGGCTTGTAGCAGATGTGCCAGCTTTTTCATCTACATATACAGGAAAATATGCTGTGCTTAATCCTTGAGATTCATTAAAATTTCTTAATATCTTTACTGTAGATGCCTTGCTAGGTTTTAATAAATCTACTACAAGTTTAAGTCCTTGTTGCTCTAATTTTAACTTTTCAAGCTTATAATCAAAACTTATTACGTTATCTGTTTCATATTTTCCCGTCTTTCTTATACTAGGAAGTACTTCTCCAGTTACCCATCTTCTAAAAGGTCTTGCGTTTTTAGCATGGCTTTCTAAACATAAATCATAAAAGTTTTGTTCACTTATCCATGTATTTTCAAAATCAGTATTAAAATTAATTTCTTCAAAGTTGTCACCAAGTGACAACCCTTTAATATCAATGCTTTTACATATATTTGTAATTTTATCTTTTCTTAAATACAACTTATTCTTAGCTTGCCTAGTATATCCCAAATGAAAGCAACTGTCATATAGATTAAACATTAACTTATCATTTAGCCTAGCAATTCTTATTTGACCTAGTCCTTCTTTTTTAAATGTTTTTTGTAAAATTGCCATTTCATTATTCATACTGTATCTCCTTTAATTTTATTATTTTAAATTTGTTTTAAAATAACTCAAAATAGTATATAATAATGAATGTAGGGTACTATTTTGAGTTAACCCATTGCTAAGCTGTCAAACTTATAGCAATGGGTTATTAATTTTCCACTTCTTCATTGAAAAATAGTTTCCTCGCATCCTCTCCAAGAATTTTAGCAATTTTTTTCATCTGGTCAAAAGTAACATTTGAATAATTTCCTCTTTCTATTTGTGTCATTTTATTTGGAGAAATTTTTACCTGTTTTCTTAATTGCTCTTGAGTTAAGCCTTTTTTTATTCTCGCTATTTTGACTTCCATATTCTCACCTCCTATAGATAAAAATTTATCTTACAAGTTTATTATAGGATAAATTTTTATCTATGTCAATATAATTTTTATATTTCTAATAGATATTTTTTATCTATAGTGGTATATTATTATCGAGGTGATTTAATTGGAATACTCTGTGCTCTCACAAAATATAAAAAAATATAGGAACATGGCTAAACTAACCCAAAAAGAACTTGGCGAAAAAATTTATAAATCTGAAATATTAATAAGAAAATATGAAAGTGGTAAGGTCAATATACCTGTATCTACTTTACTTGACATATGCAATGTATTAAAAGTTTCTGCTTCTACTCTTTTAAGTTCTGATATTAAACAATATATATCTGAAAATATGAAAAACTTAATAGATGAAAATATGATTACAGAAAATGGTGACATGCCAATGCTTTTCCAACGATACGAAAATAATATTGATTCCATAAAAAATACAGTTCGTTCATTACAAGATAATGCTATTTCTTGGCGTGACGCTGTTTTTAAAATAGAAGAAAAGCCTAATTATTTATTAAACGCTATATTAAATTATTTAGAAAATACTGAACAATATTATTCACCATTAAATGTAAGCACTGAAATTCCGCAAGACCCTGAATTAAAATATTTCACAGATAAGCAAATTCGCGATATCATAAATAAGATATCAGAACTTGTTAAATATGAAATTTATAAAATAGAAAATAATATTAAATAAAAAAGAGCTACAATTAAGTGGCTCTTTTTACATATTTTTAACCTTTCTAATGAAGCATATATTACTATCTTAACGTTAATTTATTGGTTTAATTGTATCTGTATCGGCATCATGTATATAAATTTTGCCTGTGCCTATTTCGGCATAATAAAAATCTATAGTAGAAATATGGTCATAAAGATTATCATAAACGTGTATAATATAACAATTCATATTATCTTTATCTTCAATTCCATCACATTCAACTACTGTATTATCATCTTTTTCAGTAACATGGTCTGCAACAGTTTCAAGGGCTTTTTGTTTATCGTTAGTATTTAGTCCTATTTGCATATCGTCAAGTGGAGTTATTTCTTTAGTATTTATGTCAAGTTTATAAGTATCTCCTGTTTCTGTGTCTACTAAAAAATCATATTGATAGAAACCGCATAAATCTAGTCCATTTCTTCTCTCATGTAATGAAACAACATAATAGCTACTTCCATCATATTTATATTTCTCGTATCCAATTTTTAAATTTAAGTTCTCACTAAGTTTTACCTTAGATTTTATAATATTTAAAGCATTTGTTCCGCCCACTATATCATTTAAAAAATCATCTTTTATTGTATATTGATCTCCTAGTGCATATATATTTGTTGTTTTATTTTCGCTTAATAAGCTTTCTATATATGGCTTTTCACTAATATTATCTGCTAAAATTATCGGGTTTCCGTTTAAAGCTGCAAAAACTGAACCGCCTAAACCACTTACCGAATTATCATTTATAGCTAAAAAAATATTGCTAAAATCTAAACTACTTTTAAAAGTATTTATAATATTTAAATTTCTGGAATAAACATCAAATCCAGTTGCTATTCTTTGTACATTAGGTAATTTAGAAACTACATTATTGCTTATTAAATCTGCATTTCCTATTACATAACTTTTAGGAATAACATTTTCTGCTACAAATTTCTTTTGTACAGAATCTAAAACGTCTTTTCGAGATAATATTATAGGCATTTGCAGTTTCCCGGCTATAGGTATCATTGAAAGAGCATCTATATAATCGTCTCCTGCAACAATAGTAACGCCATTTTGAGTTCCTATTCTCTTTGCTATCGCTATGGAAGTTTGATATCTATCTGCTCCACAAATTCTTTCACAACTTATACCAGATGTTTGAAATATAAATTCAAAGTTTGCTGATAAAACCGCTGTTCCACCAACTAAAAATACTTTTTTAACTCCTAATTTAGTTATTTGAGACATTTGATATCCATTCAAAATGTCAGAATCGCTGAATATAACAGGTGCACTATATTTTCTAGCTAATATAGAAGCACTTATCATATCTGGCGAATCATTTTCATTTACTATAACAGCGTAATCGGATTTTTGCCAGCCTTTATCTACTGCCCTAGTACCTATAGTTGAAACACTATTACCATCTAGTCTAGTAACTTGCAATCCATCTGCTTTTACTCCATATGTAAATAGCAAAGTAAAACATAAAGTAAAAATCAAACCTATAATTTTCTTTTTCATATATATTCCCCCTCTATATGATAATACTATAAAAGAAGGAAAAATAAAATAATAATAGAATTATCTTTTAGAAGGAGGTGCTATATATGTTTAAAAGTAAAGAAGAACTTAAGTCCTTAATGTATGATATATTAAATACACTCAACAATGATTCTAACGTTGATAACTTAGTATCAAAATTTAAAAGCAAAGATAAAGATTTTAATACTGCATTAGAAGAATGTATTAATAGAAATCTGATATTAGGAATAACTAGACGGTGCAATCAAAATAGCGTTATGCTAAGTGCAGATAACCCTAGGCTATCTTACGAGGGATTAAAGTTCATAGAAGATTTTAAAAAATAATATTATTTTTGGATAATCGTATGGAAAGCAACCGTATCTTTTAATTTTTCCAGTAGATTATCCAAAGCTTTTATTGGCACTTGGTTTTTAACTAAAACATCCACAAGCTCTTTTACAATTTTACCTTCATCTAGCACTTTGAAATCCATTTATTTTCACTCTCCTTATTATTTAGGGGTTACATCTACCCCGTTCATTTTTATACTTTTAGAAATTATATTTATTTCATCCTTCTTTAAAGATATTTTTGTATTGCCATCTAAAGTTCGCCATTCTGAAGCATCTAAAGAATAATTAGATACTCTATTAGGCTGACTGTATATTCCTAAAATGCAAAAAGCATCTGATAAATCATGATATCTTTTCTCTAATTGAGGTTGTACCCCACCATTGCTCCACCATGCGTCTATACATCTATCGCTAAAAACGATTAAACATTCATCACCTTGTTTTGGGGGAATCGTTAATACAAAATTTCCTGCTCTTGGTAAAACTATAGGCACATCTAATAATAAAGGCAAATTAACTGTTTCTCTTGTTTGATCTGCTTTTATTATATTTTCTTTTATTGCCGGTTGTACAGTTACGGTTTGTTCTGTAGAATTAAATGATTGAATAATACCAGGCATGGCTACCCTAAGTTGTGTCATAGTGCCTTTCCTAAACTTCCTGTAAAAATCATCTTGTCTATTTAAAAGTTGTGATATATCTACTTTTGATTGATTGTTCATATTATCACCTCTAAATTGCAGTTATAGGTATTACGCCACCCGCCTGTGTCACAGTCGAAAAATCCGTATACCACTCGTCACCCCTCGTGTCTCCTGATATGGTAATTTTTAGAACTCTATAAATTCCATCCTTATCCAGTGAACGATATACAGGTGTTTGTGTAGTATCTGAACCTGTAGTGCTTGTTCCACTAGCACTAGGCGGATTGCCATTATCAGCATCCATTAATTCCTTAGGTCTGCCCCAAGAAGTCATATAAGGTGATGTTATATTATTATCATGCCGTATTTGTTCTGGTATAGGTCTATTTGCTGTATGTGCTGCATAGTTTCCACCATTACCATCGTATATTTCAACATGTTCTGACCCTCCAGAACCTTGAAATAATAAATCTCCTGGTTTTCCTTCATTTTTTAATCTGCTCATATCGCTTGAAATAAGTCCTCCATTTGCACATTTGGAATATTGATTTCCGCTAGGTGCTGGCATTGTTATTCCTGCTGCTGCATAACAAGTTTCTGCAAATATAGAGCAATCATACATTTCTTGTCCTTGTGAATTTGTTCCTCTACCTCCTAGAACGTAAATAGCTTTACCCTCTTGATGTTTTTGAACTATTTCTTTTGCTTTATCTATAATCTTTTGCCTAGTTGAATTTGTACTGCTACCTCCCATGGTTGGTACTGTACTATTTCCTGTTATGCTTATTTTCTGTGCTCTTATTAAACTATTGTCTATATGAATAAGTGAATTTACCTTTATCTGTGGGTTCAATAAACATTGTCCATTTACTCCATAATCACTTTGCTCTGGAGTACCTATTAAACCACTAGAGGGGCTTAAATCAAATATTTCATTTTTAGGCATTTCACTTAACTTTATAAGATTTGCTTTTCCATCTTCTGTGTAATATTTACAACCATTACTTTCCGCAATTTGGTTTAAATAATCACTTGATTTTCCAAAGAAAACTTTTCCTCTTGTGAGTTTAGGAGAATTATTTAAAGACTCTGATATACTTCCTAAACTAACAGGATATTGAGCTTTATTTACAATATGATTTACTATACTTCTAGCTGTTTGCCCTCGTAATAGTGAATAATTAGCTATATCAAAGTTTACAGCTCTATCACTGTCTAGTGCTATTATTGTTAATCTATATGTAGCAGAGTCTTCTTTATCTCTTATAGTTTGTAATATATCTCCATCAAATATTGTCCCATATTGACTACCTTCGTATCCTGCTTCGACTGTAACTCTTGTACCATATAATTCAATGTTATTTTCTGTTTGAGCATTTAAATTGTATATTATTATCTCTGAAGTGTTAGGCTCCATAAGTATAGTCTTTACAATTGAAAACGTGCATCTAAGTTGAGATACATCGAAGCCATTTCCTTTATCATCACTTACAGTTATTCTATACCGCCTACCATATAGTATTTGCCCTTGTTTTTGACTATTTGCAACCACTTCATAATTGGTAGATGGTATTGAAACAGATTGTTGGGAATCTGCACTTGGTGTACCTGCGGTTCCTGTAAATTGATTATAATATTTTTGTGCATATTCTTGTCTTACACTTAAACGTGGTACTCCTGGTCTTTCAAAGCAAAAACACATTGCTGCAGTTAAATCATTTATACTTCCATTGCCAGACATAAAATTATCATGTGTTAAGTATCCACTTCTATCCGTCCACTGAAAAGATGCTCCGGTGCTTCCGGTATCTCCAGTTAATTCAGCCCATAAAAAATTAAACTGATGTGTTAAATCAGTTCCATACGATTCAAGCTGGCTGCGTCTTTCACCTGTCCATTGGATTAGTCCAAATCCTCCACCACCGCCGGATTCAATTTCACTAGGGTCAAAACTGCTTTCAGCATATATATTTCCCATGACAGCTGCGGTGCTTTTCTCAGGAAGATTTTTTCCTCTTAGAAATTTCCAAGTATCTTCTTCTATGCTCATTTAGTATCACCCCTAATCATTGTTGGTCCATACAAGTTTAAAGGTATCTCCAAGGTTATTTATGTCTGGTTTATCTGCTAATAAACTATCGTCCGTCTTAACAATGTAAGCTTTCCCTATATGTAAATACTCATATTGTTCTAAGATGTTTATTCCGGTTATTAAAGGAATGGATGATACTATGGGATTTTTATTAACATCTGATAAGTCCATAACCCAATAATTAGCTTCTTCATTAAATCTAAGAAAAAAATAAAATGTTTTGTTTTCCCCGTTGACTGGTATTGTACTCGAAAAAGTATCATTAGGGTCTGTTGTTAAAGGAATTATTACTGTTGCCATATTATCACCTCATCTATTTAAAAAAGCCTGATAAAATACTTGAATCCGCCTGTTGTGCTTTTTGGTCTCCATTATTTGTAGTTGTGCTTGCTTGTGGTCTTGCTGAAATTTTAACTGTTTCTACTGCTACAACTAATATTTCTTTCATAGTTACGGTAGCTTTTAACCCAAGTGCCGTAGTGTTATCATCACTTGTAGTTATAGTTTCTACTAACATATTTGTATAATTCCCAAGCCTTGTTACAAGTCGGCAAGGTGTTCTTTGCTCTTGTAATTGTCTTAGGAATAAATAAGCAGTTATTGACCTTGTATTACCGTCTTTAGCGTCAAATCCTTGTCCAGTAACATTAGTCATTACATCCGACATTCCAACATCGAATGTGACCTCTTTTGGTTCCATATAAGCGTGATCTGAAATGCTTGCTCCTGTCTGTACCGGGGATTCTGTTATAGTTAAATTAGTATCATGTTCTGTTTTAAATACAGCATCAAACCTATATACTCCTTCATCCGCTCTACTTGGGTTTATATCTATATAAGTAGTAGCTTTTATTTCTGCCATTAGTCAACCACACCTCCTAAATTACGACTAGCAATTCCTAGTTTGCTTGTAACTGCTGTGGCTGTAGCATTAGCATTGCTACCATAAATATTGAATGTGTTACTTTGACTATTGTTATGGGTTGCATTGGTTGTACTATTCTTTGTGTTATAATTTTGTGGCATTAAATATGAGAACATATTAGATGCTCCTTTTTTACTGTTGTTTTCAAATCCTGCAACTTTACTTTTTGCACTAGGTAACGCTTTATCTATTGCACCCACAAGCTTTCCTATAGGGGAATTCTTAACATTATCTTCAAATTTCTTGAATTTCTTTTCTATATTATCTATAAATTGTCCAATACTTCCCCAAAAACTATCCCATCCATTTTTAAGTTCTTTAAAAGGTTCTGTAACTGCATCTTTAATAGCTTTAAGTTTGGCTTTTAAATCATTAATTGCTTTAGCACCTTTAGTGAATTCACCAAAGAAACCGCCTATAACTGATTTCCCGCCTTTTAGGTAGGTAAACAAATCATCTAATGCTAAGAGAATTAAAAATATAACTCCTAATGGCCCGGTCATTAAAGCAACCCCTATCAATCCAATTAATTTTAAAATGTCTTGCAATGGTTTAGGGAGTTTACCTAACTCTTCTGCAATAAATTGAATTATTTCTACAATAGGTTTTATCAATGTGTATACAGTTTTTATTAAAGTTATTGCTAATCTAAGAATCGTACCTAAAACAGTTCCAATTACTTTTGCTGCTTCTGGAATATTTTTCAGTATCCAGTTTGTAAAGGCTTGTAAATCTTGATGTATACCTGCTATTGGTCCGGCTGCATATTTAGCAATATAATATCCAATCCATTGGAAAGCTAGACTTCCAGCTTGTTTTAATCTTTGAAATTCAAAAGTTACACTTCTAACACGTTTTAAACTTTCTTCTGCATCATCTGGAAGTTTTAATTGTGCTGTATCTTTTCTTAATTGATTAAACTGCTGTAATAATTCTGGGCTTAACCATAAATCCTGCATAGATACTTTCATGGTTTTTAGTGCCATGGAAACCTCTCTAGCGTTTTCTGTAGTAGTCCATAATTGCATTGCTAATTTTTGAAATCCTAAGTCTTGTTTTGCTAAACCAGTAATTGTTTTCCAAGCTCCCACTGCAGCTACCGCAAAAGCAGCGAATCCACCTGCTACAAGTCCTAATGCTATTTTAGAACCTTTGGAAAAATCTTCTACAGCTTTTCCACCAGTATTTTTTAAAACTTGCAATGCTGTTGTTGCATTGTTAGTTTTTCTAACCATATTATCCATGCCTTTAGTTGGTAAATTAGTAGGCAATTCTATAGGCTGCTCTTTTGGAATAGGCTTAGTAGTATTAGGTATTTCCTTTGGCTTTTTGACTTTAGGCATTTTAGGAACTTTTACAGGTATGCTAGGAATTTTTATTTTTTCTAAACTTAGTAAAAGCCTATCTATGCCAATATTTAATTCTCTTACAAGTTCTATAAGCTGGATTAAAGGTGTTTTAGCTTCTGCAGTTCTCTTTGAGAAATTTTCCATAGCATTTGAAGCATTTTTTATTCCTTTTGAATCTACCTTATTTTTATTTAGTTGTTTAAATGATTTACCTGTATCATTACCCTTTTTATTTAAATCTTCTACTACACTAGAAGCATTTTTTACGCTATCTGAATCTACATTTAATTTAATATTTTGTGCAAGATTATTTATAGAACTATTAAGTTCTTTTATTAAAGTAATAAGTTGTATAATAGGTGTTTGAGCTTCTATAGATTTTTTAGATAAATTATTCATTCCACTAGAAGCATTTTTAGCTTGCTTTTGAGCATCTTTTAGCTTATCTGAATTTACGCTTCTAAAGCCTTTCGATACTCTTCCTATTGCTTTATAAAGTAATTCTGCAAAACTTACTATTTGTAAAAGGGGGAGTTTTGCTTCTGGTACAATTTTAGAAACTATTCCTAAATTATCTTTTATAGAAGAATTGAATAATTTAAAAAAACTTTGTATAGACGACATATTATCCATATTTGAGTCTGCAAAGTTTTTAACCATTCCTTCTACGCCCTGTATAGATTGCTTAGCGTTATTTAAAGAATCTTCATTAATTCTGAAACCGAGTGATATTAAATATTCTTTAATTACATTCATATCCATATTTTCTAAATTCCCCCTTTCTGTTCTCTTTCTATTGCTTCTGCAGCACGTGCTTGATTTTCTGATTTTACAGCTAAAATTTCATGAGCATCTAAAAGATCGTTTAAGTTATAAGTTCCATCATAAACCTCATGTTGTTTCCACATGCCAGCTATTACCGGAGCATATACAAAAGTATTTACGTTAGCGAATTCTGCAGGGAAGTAGCTAACCCCTCTAGGTTCAAAGCTGAGAGGTTTTCGCCGAAAAAACCACTAACATTAAATATTAATGACTGTATAGTCAAATTTAGTATTAGTGGCATATCATAATCTAATATTCCAAATGTTCCAAACTCATTAAGAACAGGTGGTGAAGGTTGAGGATTATTTGGGTATATTTCATTTACTACCATTAAGCAATTCTTTTGAATATAATCAAAATCCTCTTTAGGAAGTTTAGTTATTTCAGTTAGTATTTCAGCTATGTTATTTACACTTATATCTTCTTTATTAACATCTTTACTTTCATCTTGATTAGTACCTTTTAATGTGTTTTTAGCTTCTTCAATATCTATGTTCTTAAATATAGGTGCTAATATTCCTACTAATTTAAAAAGCATATAGGAACCAGTTAAGGCATCAAATTTATTAAGCCTAAATTTTCTGGTTCCTATTGTAATATCCTTATAATCTATTCTCTTATTTATTTGTTCCATAAGTGTTCTCCTATTCCTGAGTTATTTTAGCTGCCAAAAAGTTCCATGTAATTAGTTGACCTTGAGATTGGTAAGGCCTATCTGGGAGTTTTTGTGGTGAAACTCCAATACATGTTGTTGAGTCTGTTAAAGCGTTTGATTTTATTATAATAGTCATAGCAGCCCAGTCTGAAGTATTGCTGGATTGATTTATATAGTTATACCAGTTGTCTAATAGCCATTTGTGTAGCTGGCTTGTTTGTTGAATTTGTAAAGCTATAGTTCCATTTTCGCCTAAAATTTTAGAAACCATAATAGAACCGTCTGCTGCTGCTTCTTGAACTGTCTTAGTCTGTGTCATAACAATTGATATACTTCCAAGCCCTGCGCCATCCGAACTCTTAACTCCTACGCCGGGGCATGAAAATGTAGCTACTACATCTTGAAAACTATAAGTAGTAACACTAGCAGTCATTCCTATCCCTCCTATCTATTTATATACAAACCAATTTTAAGATATTGAATAGCACCAGATAATTTAGCAAGCACATAAACTGGAGGTGCTTTTCTAGCTTCTCTATCTGCCTGTGTTTGGTCTGTTATAGAATCAAATAATATCTTATAGCCTGTGGTTAGAACATCACCCGTTTTAACACTTAATACCGATTGGCTGTTCCATACACCGGGTGCTATAAATCCTATTTTTACTGCATTTTCTAGTGGTGCTGTTAAAACATTTTGTAGCATTTCCATTCCAGCATCGGTTTGTGGTATTTTACTTTCTGTTGTAAACGCATTTATGACAGCTACTTGTAAATCATTTGAAAGCATATCTAAATTTAATACTTCGTCAAAAAATGTGCCATCATGCATAGTACCATTCTCAAACAAGTTATAGACACTGCCACGATTTACATATACATTTCCGTTGTAAAATTTTATTTTAGTTAATTCTGTACTGGTTATATCTGCAGCTGCAACTCCAACTTCTGCTTTTGCATCTAATGTATAAGCACTATTAGCTGTTTGTGTATTAGCTCCCATTGCATATCCCATTATTGCTGCTGCTGCTTCTTTATATGTTGATGTACCGTCAATATCTGTTGCACCATTTGCAGCACCTATTTTTAATCCTGCTGATATATCGTTGGTATCTCCTGCTGTTATTCTTATTTGACTGCCTTCTCCAGCATTAGCACTAGTAATAACATAATGATCTACTGAATAAATTACAGTTACACTGGAATATCTTGTGTCTGAAATTGCTTGAATTTGTTTTTGCATTTCTGCTGCTGTAGTATCTCCACTTGTACAATTAGCTAAAGTCAAAACTATTTCATGTGAAGTTGTGTCTCCATCTACAGCTATTTTAAATTTATTCGCTGTTCCACTATGAATATCTGTTGCCGCACTTGCCCCGCCTACTTCATATCCTACTGTTTTTGTGCTGTCAGTAGAAAATTGTCCTAAAGTTCTGTGGACTTTATTTTTAGACAATAAATCCATAATATTTCCACTTGTGCCACTTGCTACATCATCATCATGTGTTGTATAAAAATAAACACACGCTGGGCTTGCTGCTTCTATATAAGCACTAACTGCCTGTATATCTGCCTTAGCAGCTCCGCAAACCGTACAAGCATACCATTCGGCATTAGTATTTCTACATGCTGTAACCGCTGCAACTGCTGTTTCTGGTGTTTCTCCAGTATTAACCCATCTTCCTACTGCTATATGTCCAGGTTGAGGAGTTTGAGAAAAATATAATTGTGCTGCTAAATATTCTGGTTCATTCCCTGTCCATCCGTCTGCTGTCATATCCCCTAACTTTGAATAAGTTTTAACCCTGTCACTTGCTGAAATAATAGTTGATTGTCCAACTATAAGTCCTAAGTTAAAGTTAGTCCTAACTTGTGCAACCGGACCAACATTTACAGAAACGTCAACTATATCGCTTAAAGGTAAAGTCGTCATATATTTAACCTCCTTCTTTTTCCAATAAAAAAAGAGAGACTTAATCTCTCTATCTGCTTGTTATTAATCTTATATCTGTACCTAAAATGTAAGGTAACTGGCTTCTTCTAACTACTAATTCATTATAAGAAGCTGAGAAGTCTGTTCTTTCCCACCATTGGCCATTAAACAGTTCTGGTAATCTTACAGGCATTGTTACATCTGTAATTAAAAAAAGATTACTTTTCCTAAAATCTTCTAAGTAATCTTTGCTTAAAACTTTATATCTTATTAAATCCGCATTGTCATATGAATTTGGGCCATATAATGTCCAGTCTACTTTGTGTACTCTAGTATATCCTACTTCTTTTAATGCATAGTCAGAAGCATTTGTATTATATAAAATGTCTTGTGGCCTTGCAATTTTATCATCCTGTGGTGTTATCCTTAAAAATACAATGTCTTCATCTACACTCCATCCTGGTTGACCATCACTATTCCAAACTAATCTAACTTTCCCCTGGTTTTCTGGCAAGGTAGGATCCAAATTTAGCATTTTACATGTCTCATTAAAAAAAATGTCTTCTATTTGGTGAAGCGTTAAAACAGTATCTTCCACATGTCTCCCTCCTAATAGAATTTATTAATAACCATATTTCCATATATACCCCTTACATGTTTTCCTCTTACCTCTACAACAAGCTGCAATGTGTGAACCATCGCAATTATTTATTTTAGCTGCTTCTATTTCAGAAGAATAATCTTTTATAAATGTATTTTCTAAAGAATACTGATTTACTTTTTTACTAGATTTTTTAGATATTCTTTCAGGTCTGGTTCCATAACTTGCATTATATTTATTAGTGCACCATTCAAGATTATTAACTGAATTGTTTTCTTTATTTTCATCTTTGTGATTTACTTGTGGCAAATTCAAAGGATTAGGTATAAAAGCTTTAGCAACTAATCTATGGACTGAATATCCTTTGCTTTGAAGATGTACATTTAAATATCCTTTGCGCGTCTTTATAGGTGCTAGGATTTTTTCTTTAGTGATATATTTGCCACTTCGATTTCGCACCCATCTAGGTAATGATTTAACCCTTCCTAGATTACTAATTTGGTATATTCCTTCATACCCTTTAATATCTTTCCAAATTTCTTGCACAAAATCACCCCTTAACTATATTATACCATCAATTGATGGTAGTTGCAATTATATGATGTAAAATGCTATAATATTTCCGAGGTGATATTATGAATAAATATGGATTAAAAAATAGAACTAGAATATCTAATGCAATAGACACGGAACTTTATAATAAATTAATGGAATTATCTAAAGAAACTATGATTCCAATATCAAAATTATTGGATAAAGCAATAAAATTAGTCTTGCATGAATATGGTAAAAAATAGTGTATTCTATTTACTTATCATCCTTATTCCAATTGCATGATAAAATCCAAATTCATTCCAAGGAAACACGTTAAACACCCTATATCTTTCACCATTCCACTCGACTTCATCTGAAGTTCCTTGAAAGTTTTCACTCGATGAATGTGTTACATAGATAGGTGATAATGATAATATTGTTTTTTCACTCGATGAATGTGTTACATAGATAGGTGATAATGATAATATTGTTAATTCCCCGCCTGTTCTATCTCCTTCAGGAACCTGTGTAATATCTTTAGCTGTGGCAGGGGTAATAATTCCTTGTGTGGGTACTGAATCTTCAGTTTGAACCCATCTGCCACCTTGCCATGAACCAGATTTTCTCCATACTGTAAATGGTTTGGGTTGTGCTATTCGTGGGTCTGTTATTACTCTACTTAAATTAATCATTTGAATCATCCCTTAAAACCCATGTTATAGAACGTCTTAGTGCTCCTGTATCTATCAGGGGCTTATCACTGCCTTTTTTCTTTATAGTTAAAGGACTATTAGCAGCCCATTTATTACTTGGGTCCGTAAACCATTCTCTACAGATATTTTGTCCTAACATCCCTACTTTGCCTAATTCAGTGGTTATATTTCCACCTTCTAATACAGATTGAAAAGCTTGCTTCATTTGTTCTGCTATCTTATCCTTAGAATTTTCTATTGCTGGGGCTAAAACTGGTCTAGGCGGTACTTTAAATAAAGGCGAACCATGTTCTTGCACGTAAAATTCATATGCTCTCGAATAAGGCTTGCCAGAATTAATATCATGTTGCATTTCTTTAATCATAGTGTTGTCTCTAACACCGTTGGTATGGATGTATAAAAGCTGTGCATTGGTAATATGTTCTTTTTGATTTGAGCTACGAGCCGCATCATCTTCCTGTGGTACTCCTATGCAAACCATTTTATTTTTTAATTCTTTTAAAGAATTCTTTAAATCTTCTGTAATATCTTTGGTAACTTGGACATCTATTAATTTATCAAACATATAATCACCTTCTTAATAAACGTAGTTTAATATTATATTAACGGTGTATAGCTCCATTTGTATCCATGTGATTTAAATAATCTCCCATTGCAACAGCTGGAGATATTAGAATACCCAAATCCTGTAATTTTCTCCATTTCTTTAAGTGATGAATAGTAATGAATAAACCTATCGTCTAAACTATATTGATAAACTGGCTTATATTTGGAATTGGCTATTTTTACATTTACATTACCATAATTACTATTATACTTATAAGTGCACCACTCAAGATTATTAGTTAAATTATTTGAACGATTTTCATCCTTATGATTTATAATCGGATAATTGTTAGGATTAGGTATAAATGCTTCTGCTACTAATCTATGCGTTCTGTAATATTTAACTTTATTATTTTTATATAATGCTGTTTGAAAATACCCATCTTTGTCTAATCGTAATTTCAAAACGCCTCCCTTAGTCCCGTATCTGGTGTTGCTTTTAATTCTTCCTAAGTTAGATACTTGATATAGCCCTTCATATCCTTTAATATCTTTCCAAATTTCTTGCATAGAACCATCCTTAAAACATATTTGATATTTAGTAAATATAGGAATTACCCATTCCAATAAGTTTTGCCATACTTGCTAATTGAGTACCGTAAATAGTGCTTTTCCAATTCGCCCATCCGTCTAAGTCTTGGGCTATGATATTGTAATCTGTACTAGCCGAAACTCCTCCGGCACTTATTGATGTATCAAGTCCTCTTGTCTGCCCTGCTTGTAATATTGTTGCCGCTGTACTTCCGGGGTCTGCTATACTTTGAGCATATAAAGTGCAAAAATGAGCAATAAACCATCCCATAGCTATCTCCCACGCTTCAAACCACTTATCCTGCTTAATACAAGTTGTGGCTAAATTTATATACATCTGGATAACTACTTCTGGCACAGTTTGTTTTCCATTTGTGTCTTTATTAAATTGAGGATACATAGTATAAAAATCACTTAATATATAAGGAGGGTTGCTTCCAAGGCTTAAATTGGAAGCATCTCCTATTAATGTAGACATAAAAAATCACCTACTTTTTATTACTAGTAGATGATTTTTTATCTTTTCCATCTTCTTTTGGCTGTTCAGTTTTATTGTCTTTTTCTTCTTTTGGCTGTCCAACTTTAGTCTGGTATTCTTTGGGCTGTTCAACTTTAGGTGAATTAATTATTTTTGCTGGTGTTACTTTTGTAGTTGATTCTATTATTAAGCCAGCTTGGAGTCCTGCTTTATAGGTAGGTGTTTCTGTTACCCAATCCGGTAGCTGTGCAAATTCATCTAATTTTGTAAAGAATTTTTCATCTTCTCTTTTAAATTCAAATACTTGCTTTGAAAATACTGTAATCATATTAAACCTTCTTCCCTATTTTGGTTGTTATTGCCTTTTCAAAAGGCCATCCATAACTATTTATTCTAGCATAAAGTGTACTTTGCTTTATGCCTGTAATCTCTGACCATTCTTTTAATATATGGGTTTCTCCTTTATAAGTAAATCTTCTAGTGCAACGTCGATTAAGAACTTGTTCTCTCATAGTAGCCCATCTGCAATTAGATGGTTCATAATTTCCATTAGAATCTATTCTGTCTATAGTTAAGCCTTTCTTATAAGTACTATGCATATCTTCATAGAAATTATTGTAATCAAGCCATCTTTCACATATCTTTATTCCTCTGCCACCGTAATATCTATAATATGTTGATTTAGAATTGTTGCATCTTTCAATCATACTATTCCATGAGCCATATTCTGGAGTATGTGTTTTGCCATGGCTTCTGTTCCTATTTGCAGTCATTTCACTGTTATAGCATCCACAACTTACAGTTGTGCCATTAATTAACATTGATGTTTGTACTTTACAAATATTTCCACAATCGCATTTGCATAACCATTTTGCTCTAGTTGTTTTTGAGGATTTTATAAACTTAATTGCTACAAGTCTTCCAAACCTTTTCCCTGTTAGTTCTTTCTTTTTAGAAGCTAAAACACATCCGCAACTAGTTGTTGAGCCGGATTTAAGGTTATAATTCAATGCCACCGTCTCATTTCCACAATCGCATTTACACAACCACTTTCTTTTTCCTACATATTTTTGAGCTACAAGTTTCCCAAATCTTCTTCCTGTCAAATCTTCTCTTTTCATTATTGCGCACCTTCTTAGTATAATATCTATATAAATATTATACTCCATCTAAGCATGATACGCAATAATAACCTTTAATTTTATATGCCGTCCTTATAGCGACAGCACTGATAGTAGAGAAATTTGACCTGTCCTACGAGTGCAGCGTATGCCGTCAAATAAGACAACTGTGTAACATCTGGATTAGTCATTATTCTGCTTAATGGAACTGGTAAATCAAAGTTAACTCTATCTTCATCATTAACATATGCAAACATTCTATCTTTTCCACCTGTTCCGGCACCTATACACCATCTTGAAGGCATTATAGATAAATCTCTACCTTGATTTCTTGCTAAATTATTTTGTAACAAGAATTCTAAGATTGACATATTACCAGCAGCAGAAACTTTAGTGCTAACAATATAAGTGTACTGTTCTGGTGGTATCAATATATGATTAGCCATACCAGATAAATCATATTCAGATGTTACCCAAGTATCATTTATAACTTGGTTTACATCGTTAAGTATTTCATCTGGTGTTTTATCCTTCCATGTAGTTTTAGTGCTGGCACCTGCATCAACTAATGAAGCTGCTACATTAGGATTATTTAAAAGCCCATATACATTTTCATCTGGTAATCCAGTATAAACTATATAGTCTATAGACTTGTTATAATTAAGTCTAATACCTTTGTCCAGCATTTCGTCTAGGCTTCTACCTATATTCTGTAATTTAGCTTGATCTACAAAAGGTACTTTAAGAATATTACTCCATTCATAAACTTTAAAAATATCTTTTGTTACATTTGCTTGAATTACTGGTATGTTATTAGTTTGCCCTCTTATTACTCCTCTAGCATTTCCACCAGCACCAGCATAATCAACAAACGTATTAGATGAATATTCTACCCATCCACCGCCTGTCTTTGCAACTATATCTCTCATCCATGTTACACTAACTAGTGGTTCTAAAAGTCTTGGATCCCTTTTTTCTAATTCACCTTCTAGGAAAGCAAGTCCTGAGCCTGCGATAGCATCCTTTGTAGGCATCCTCCCTATTCCTGCTGAACCTACAGAGAAAGTTTGATTATTAAATTGTGCTACATTATCCATGTTTTATCCTCCTTCTTCCTATTAAGGTCTATTCCTTGTAAGAATTGAAATTTCTGCTACTTTATTCGTGTCTAAATCCCCTGTGGTAAATTTGCAATTAGTAAGTTCTATTGTATTTGTGCTGTCTGCTGCTGCTTCAAATCCCCCAACAACTCCAGCTGGAATAGCTTCATTTGCTACTATTCTCAAATAAACTTTGCCGCCTGCAGTTGGAGTTCCTACATTGCATAAAACTGCAACTGAACCTCTTGAAATTACATCACAAGGGTCTCCATCTGAATAGCTTCCTGTAGTTGGATAGTAATCTGTGGATTGTTTTACTTCTCTAATTGCTATTCCTGCAAAATCTGCTGGTACATTACTAGCACCAAATTTACTATAAGTGTTGTCTGTATTTAAAATAACTGGATCGCCAAAAGCTACGCTATCACCTGATACTGGTCTATTAGTAATTATTGCATCAACTTGTCTTGATATTGTTCCTGGATATCCTAAATTTAATATCTTTCCTATTGAACTACCTGGCATAATTATTTACCTTCTTTCTTATAATGTGGATTATATTGTTCAGCTATCTTTTTGCCTAACTCATCAAATTCTTTTTGTTTCTGTGTTGCATCTTTGCTTTGATGTTGTTGTGCTATTTTCTGCTGCCCTTTAATAATAGAAGAATAATTATTACTCTTTTTAATTGGAAGACCTTTAAGAGTTTTTACGCTGTTCATAAGAGCGTCACTCATTAATTTTCTATTTTCTTTGCCTTGAATTTTTGCTACTGCTGGCTTTAATTGTTTTAAAAGAGCTATAGCATCATCATGACTGCCTAAAGGGTTCTTAGGCCTTTCCTCTGGCTTTGAGATAGGTGCTTCGTCTGTAATGTCTTCTGGTGCAATTGTTACTTCTTCTTCGTCCGGAATATCTTCATCCTCTTCTACATGTTCCTCTGGAGTTTCTATTTCTTTGATAACTTCATCTATTGCGTCTTCTGGGTTCATTTGTTTATGCACCATCTTATCTGATTTAACAAGCTCTTCTATAACAGATGTAAGTCTATCTATCTTAGCCTCAAGCCCTGTTGCTGGAAGTTCTTCGTCTTTTCCTTCTGGTTCATACATCTTAGAGATAGCATCTGTAAGCCTATCAAGCTTTTCCCCTACTTTCTGAGTTACTCCTGGTTCTTCGTCCTTGGATTTCTTGTCTTTTTCCTCTTTAGACTCTTCTTTCTTTTCTATTTCTTCATCTTTAGATTTTTTGTCCTCTTCCTTTGCTGCCCCTTTTTCTTCTGCCATAGCATCTACAGCGTCCATTATTTCCTCTGGGTCTGCATCTGTTGCAAAATGCTTTAATCCTATGGAAGCTAAAATGTCAGTTACTCTTGAATGTTTCTTAGTTGGTAATTTTATTTTACTTGGCATATTTTTTTCTCCCTTCTTTATTTCAGAATCTTTAATTGCTACACGGTCTCCTGCTCTGCCTGCTTGTACGACAGCTACATGATTACCGCATATATCTTTCTGTGAATATGTACCGTCTCCGTTATCTACGTAAGTACAGTCATATCCGCAAGAAACTTCTCTTTTTTGGTTTTCTTGAATTTGTCTTATTAAATCTGCATCATAAACTATTAAATCTGCTAATAATAAGTCCGGTTCTGTTTCTGAACGTCTTATATTCTGGGTTGAACCTTTCATGTAAATTTTTGCGTTGCCTGGTGTAACCCAATCTGGTGGATGTTCATTAGTAACTGGTTTACCATTAAATGAAGCTATTGCCGCAGAGTTGAAGACTTCCTCTGGGCTTCTATAAACATCTACCATCTCGTCAGGATTTCCCTCTGCTCCTACCTCACGTCTTAAATATTGATACCATCCAGTACGGGCAATTGGAACATTTTTACATATATAGAATCCGTCTGGTGTTTGAGTAATATTAGGTGAAATAGGGCTTCCAAAATAAGCTCTCAATTTCTCACCACCTTTCAATTTGAGCAAAAAAATAAAGCGACCCACCATCTTAGAATTAATCTAAAATAATGGGTCGCAAAGAACCGCTAATCTTCAATATTATGTTTTATGATTTTATTACCATCAATCTTTATTACATTATATTTATGACATCGAGGACATTTTTTTCTTATAGTACAAGTCCCCTCTGCTTCTACTAATGCCTTATTGCATTCCTTACATCTTATTGCCTGCATATATTGTCTCCTTATTTAGTATTTTCTTTCTTGCCATTATAAATAGTTTGATTTAATATAATAGGCGGTTGTTTGATATCTTCGAGTGTACCCACCAGAGTCTTTATTTCTTCTGGTGTATCTGCTTCATAAGCAACAGTTACATCACCAGCTGTATAAGAATATTTCATGTATTCATCTCCTTCCATGCAAAATAAAAAAGCCCTTTAAGGCTTACCATTGTAAAATAAATCTTATAGCCCAAGAGCCTTCTTCTATATATTTAATGTAATATCCTTTCTGCCTATAAATTTCTTGTACTCTTTCGGCTATTATTTCATTAGGAAAGCATATGTCCTTTGTAAAACACATATATGCCATGGATGCCTCTTGTTCCCCTTTAGCAATGTCTATATAATGCTTTATATTATTGACTATCTGATTTATGGTATCTTCCATTAAATCTTCTGCCAATGGCGTTATTATATAACTCATTTTTTCTCCTTTTACCATACATTTGTATTATCTACTATTGAATTCATCCCTGACATAGCACCATCTTTACTCTTACTCTTTCCTGCTTTACTGTAGGCTATCGCGGCGGCTTGGTTAGGTTTATGCCCTGCTCTTATCAATTCTCCTATATTACTACTTATTGTTTTCTCTGAACTTCCTGGCTTAAGCGGCATATTACTCACCTCCCTATATTTGTTTTATATATAATATATCTCCACTATTTATTATAATGTCACCTATTTCTACTAAGTCCTTAGTACCTATCATCTTATATATTTCATGCAAATTCATATTAGATATAGTCAATAATTCCTTACCATTTCTTAGTGTAACATGAAATTTCCTTTTATCTTCAATATCCTCTTTACTTTCCACTTCTTCTTTATCCTCCAAAAAATCTAAAATTAAATCATGTGCCATTTGTTTATTACGAAAATCTAAATAATCTGTATGTAAAATAGCAACTAATTTAAAACCATAGCAAGCTAATACAAATTCAATAGTATTTTCTTTAATAACATTTTTATAAGTCATAATTTCAAAAGGGCAAAAATGAATTATAGTTTTTAATATTCCTTTGCAAATTTCTTTACATTTCTCTTTGTCTTTTAGCACTTCATTAGTAAATAAAGAACGCCAATAACATCCTATTTCAATTTCTGTTTTTATAGACTCTTTCCCTTTTTCTAGTCTGAATTCTAAATTGCAGTCACTATCTATGCAATTATCATTTATACATAGACGGCCTAATTTTAGTTTTTCCATATATCTTCCATCCTCCTAAGCTACTTTATTTAGCTTATTCATTACAAAATCTAGTTTCTCATGCATCCTGCGCATTTCAAGTTCCATCTTTAAATTAAGTTTATATTGATGTTCTGCTAACATTCTGTCTTTTGATGCCTTTCTATTTTGTGACATCATAATTATAGGAGATTGAAATGCCGCCAAACATGATAAAATCAAATTTAGCTTTCCATAAGGCGCAGGGTCAAAATGATAAAAGTAATGTGCTGTATTTATAAATAGCCATGCTAATATTACAAGTGCGAATAATCCAATAAATCCCCAACTACCGCCTATGTCTGCGACTTTATCTGCAAGCCTATCTCCAAATGATAAATTTTCTTCAAACTCATCATTGATGTTTTTAGAAAGTATTTCTCTCTTCTGGACACTCTTTGCAATATTCTTTTCCATATCTGTAAGATTGCCTTTTTCTACTTTTAATACATCTGCTAAATGACACGTTCTATAATGATTTAAGCACTCTAAACATATACTTCCTTCTTCTAATATGTTAGGGTGCTCTTTCCGAATCACTTCTATTAAAGACTTATTAAGAGAGTTTATTGGTATACTTTTATCTAAAGATATTGTTCCATTGCATACTTCACATATTGTTACATCCAAATTATCACCCCCTTATACTGGATACCATTTATCTATATGCCAAACATAAGTATTCCCATTGTCCACATTTATATATCCCGAGCCCTCTGGAATATTTTCTGTTGGCATAGTGTCTCCGTTATTCCCGAGTACCTCCGCTGGTGGCCCTGTTATTTCTGCTAGCATCTTAATCACTCCTAATTTATCACATTATTTTTTCAAACTGTCTTTTTAGGCATTGGAATTTCTTCACTCTCAGGTATATCAAATTGAGTGAAGTGTTTGTTCCATTCTTTCATAAATTTTTCTTTACGTTTCTTCATTTGTTCTCTATGTTCTTTATATGCTTTATTTCGATTATGTAAAAATATAATTGTTAAGATTATAAATACAATACTAATAGCTGTAGCACTTATTAAGTATAGTTTTATGTATGGTAATAGATTTAATAAGTATTTAGACATTATTAATCACCTGCCTTGGTTATTGTTCTCTCGTCTTCTTCTTTAAAAGCATCCATAAACTTTATAGCCTGTTCAAGTGTAATTCCTGCTTTCCCTGAAGCTTGAATGATTATATTCTCTATTCTTTTAAAATCTTTATAGTTTTTATCTGCTTGTTTATCTACCTTTATAGGATTTGTATGCTCTGGTCTCATGTTTATAAGATTATCATTGTCAAATCTTCCATGCCCTACGGTTAAATCAGACATTTTCTTCATCCCCTTATAAATTTACACTGCAACATTTTTTATTTAATCTCTTTATAATATCTTCAAAAGGTTCTGCCTGTATTTCTTTCAATATTTCTTCTCTTTGCATTATTAGTTTTTCATCGTTTGTTGTGTAAAACTGTATCATCAAATCTTCTAGTGTAACTGCATTTCTTAAATCTTTTAATTGAATAGCTTCGAGAAATGTAGAAACAAAATAGTGGTTTTTTATTTTCAAAATAATGCTTTAGTGAGTCTACCATTGCTTTACTATTGCCATCTGCTTTAGTCTTTAAGCTCTTATATTCTTCTTCACTTAATACTACTTTCATATTCCCTCCTTATTCCATACCTAATGCTTGTATTTTTATTAATTGTACTAAGAACTTACCAGTTAAATCTTCTCTCTTTTCTTCATCTTCTTTTGTAGGGCTATCTTTTTCACTGACAACTATTAGTTCATTTAGTATATCAGCACTTTTTTTAAGAATGTCTCTCATTTTCTTTAATTTCTCTATATCCTTGTCCATACTTTCTCCTTTTAAATTTACATTTCCTAAGAATGTATTATTATCTCCTATGTTTATACTCATAATTACTCCTTACTAATAATTTTTTGCATAATAAAAAGCACCTTTTATAGTGCTTTCTTTAAAATTGGTTCATATGACCATTTATATCCTTTATGGGTTTTTGCTATCCCCTTGCAACATTCGGAAACATGTCGACTACTAAAACCACTTTTCCTGCATTCGTTAGCCGAATCCCATTTTTTTATTAAATTATTATTTCTATTATACTGATAAACAATCTTTGAAAGTTTCTTTTTTGTTCTTTCAATCGCGGTCCCATAATTCATGTTTTCTTTTGAGGTCATCCATTCTAAGTTATCCACACGATTATTCCATTTTTCAAATTCCTTTTTATGATTGACTTCTGGTTTATTTTCGGGATTAGGTATAAATGCTTCTGCCACTAATCTATGTACTTTATGAGTCTTTTTTATTTTTCCATTTCTTAAATCAATCATTTTATATCCACCTTTATCAATTCTATCAGTTAGAATTTTACCTTGGATAAGTCTATAACCATGACCATTTTTTACTTTCCTTGTTATACTTCTAATTCTTCCTAAATTAGAAACTTGATATAACCCTTTATACTCTTCAATGTCTTTCCAAATTTCTTGCATAACAATAAACCCTCCCTAGGTTTTGATTTTTCCCAAATATTTAGTTGTTAAATGAGGAAAACACTTGGGAAAATGTCTTTCAATAAGGGTAATTAGTCCTTATCTATCCTCTGATTATATTATATCATAAAATTCTTTTTTATTCATTACTTGAATCTTCCCGCCATAATAGACACGTCTTGGGAATTTAATAAAATCCATATTAACTACACTACTGCTGAAACATCTACAATTAAATATTCCACCCGGCGCATATTTGCCGTATGTTCTTTTCTCGTGGTTTAATTCTTCTGGAGAAGGTAAGTCATGCCAATTAACTAAAACCCCATCCATTAATCGATGTGCAGGTCGAACCCTCGCATCCTCCGATGACTCCCATATAAACCAAAATAATCCCAAGTCTTCTGACCTTGCCTGATTTAATGCAGATACAGCTTTCCCTGTTTCTGTTCTAGCAATAGTATTAGCTCTTACTTGTGCCTTATGGCCAAACAAATCTTTTATTTCATTTGTTAAATCCTCTGGTCTTCTACCTTTGAAAGTTTCCTCTGCTATATATTGTGTAACTTCTTTAGCTACATCCTGCGGTAAAGTCTTAATTAAAGTAGCATTTTGTTGTACTTGATTACTTACAGCACTGCCTATATTGCCTTGTAATTCTTTCTTCAATGCTTTATATATCTCACTGCCTTTTCCGTTCTCTGCTGCTGCTTCTCTCCATGTATGTCCTGCATCTGTAAATACATGAGTTACCATCTTCATAGCTTCGGCTTCTGCAAATCTTCCAAATTCAGGACTGTTAGAGAACTTTTTTATTTCTCTTAATATCTCTCTAGGACTTTTTAAACCATTTAAATTTCCTTGGAGTATCTTCATCGCCCGTTTTAATGTTCTCTGGTATTGCTTTTCGATTTTCCTCTTCGGCTTCCACAGGTCCTTGGCTGTTTTCGCTACCATAATTCTTTAAGTCCTCCAATTCTCCCTCACTTGTAAAATCATCCGCATTTTCAATATCATCATCTGAAATATTGCTGAACATTCCTGTACTATCACTCATTTGTCTTAATTCTTTAAGTGCTATTTTCTGGTTTATTAATCCTGATTGATATAAGTTGTTTATTGAGGTTGATTTCTTATCTACTAGGTCTGCTACTTCACTTTCGTTAGGCGTTCTAATAGGATTATATCTATAGTCTAAATCATCTGGTATAGCTCCAAATTCACTCATGCATAGTATAGGCAATAGTTTATCAAACACTGGTGTTAAATGAGTTTCCTGTTTTTCTTCTACAGTGTCATAATAATTTTGCATATCTCCTTCACCAGTTGCATCCATACCCGCAGGACTTCTTCCAAATAATCTTGTCACTGGTATTTCACAGGCTCCAGCTACATCTAGCATGAAGGATTGATATATATCATTTAATCCACTAAAGGAATACTGGAATGTCTGAAAATCATCTTCTTTATTTAATAAGAGCATACCCATATTACTTAATAACTGATTTTGAGATTGTATTGTATTGTAAACTCTTTTAGCTGCCTTATCATTTCCTACACTTAGCATTTCTCTAAGGTCTCCTACTTTAAGTACCTTTAAGTTAGCTAGAAACACTAATGTAGCTATGTTATAACTTGTATTATCTCTTTTCTTTAATTCTTCAAATACTAATTCAACCTCGGATTCACCCCAGTGCATTTCTGCGAGTTCTTCCCAGTATGGAAGTTTACGTCCTATAAATCTAACTATTCTCGTATGATCTACTCTTAATACCTGTCCATCTTCTGTTGTAATTTCATAATTTAGTGGTAATCCGAATTCGGGGTCGTTTATATCTGTTATTAGTTCTTGGCCTGGAGTTATTCCACTCCATCTATCGGTTATGAATAAGCCTTTAAAACTATCCGGCATTATATCATCATAATTTAAAGGTTCGTCTAATATATCCTCATGGCCATCTATTATTATTAATCCTCCTGCACCACCGTAAAGCCTGCCCCACTTTAAACCTTGTAATATTTTAGATTTAAGTTTCGTGATTCTCTCTAGCCTTTGTATTTGTCTTAGTTGGTCTGGTTCTAGTTCTGTAATTATATTAATCCAGTTCTTGCACATATCCTCTGGAATAGCATCTATTATCTTTCTTACTATCCAGTTAGACCTATATAAGCTATTCATTAAAGCATAATCTTTTGTCAGCCTTGTAATTGGGTATTCTGTAGCTTCTAATAAGTTTGAAGTATTATACCCTATTCTAGCCATAGCATTACTAAAAGCATCTTTTGTTAACCCTGCAGGAGGTTTTATATGTCTCTTATCTTGTTTATTTGTTTTATTTAATTTATCTTGAATTTTCTTTTTCTGTCTTTTTTTCAAATTAATGTCCTCCTTTCGGGCAAAATAAAAAAGAGCCTTTTAGCTCTACTTTATAAATTCATATTTAGTTACTATCTTATATAGCTTTACATCATTGAAACTTTTCTTCAATTTGTCATAAAATATGTTTGCTTCTTCAAGCTGTTTCTTATTGAAGCCTTTCCAGTAAAATATGCTTCTATATTTATCTTGCCAATTTACTTCATATTCATAATGAGAATGTATGTTATTTTGAGATGGAACATTTGCTTTTACTTGTAAATAATCATCTATATTACCTATACATCCAAATCTGATATAGCGATGTGTCGTAAATCCTATATGTAACAATTCATTGTAGTAATCCAAATTGTTTAAAATTATGTCTTCGTTAGGATTATGATACCTTGATGTTAAAATAGATAAATCTGCATCTATTAATTTAATTAAATTCTCATATTGATGTGAAAAATCCATAATGTTTTCATTAGTTAACTTGCTTTTATCAAAGTCATTTCTGAAAAAGTCTAATACCTGATTAAAATATTTGTATGCTTCTCTTACCTTTCCTTGTTTAATCAAGATATTAATCTCACTCATTTCTCCTGCAACGTCACGGTAAAAGCTTTTTTCTTCATTTCCTTTATACATAATTGTTCTCCTTTGGTGGTAAGACACAACCTATAAAATAAAAAGAGCCTTTTACAGCTCTATTCTGCATAACTATCATATATTTTTATTTCTATTAAATCTTTATGTGAACTACCACCACTTATAGAAGTGGATGGCTTCTTGGTCAATACTACTACTGTAGCAAGTTTACCCAAGCTATCAAGGTTATTCCAACCTCTCTA